AAGGTTGGAAAGTTATTGATTTTATTAATGAACTTAAGCCTCAACTTGATATGATTATGAAAGGTGATAGTTGGCAAAAGCCTTTAATAATCGTAAAGACCTTGCTAAATGGTGTGCTGATAATCAGCCTTATTATAAAAAGGTTATTCCTGAAGTAGTTGAATATTTTTGTGTTATTTATAATATTAATTAAAATAAAAGACGTATGTGTGAAGAAAAGCATGTTTCCACAAAAGTTTGCGCTTGTTGTGGTAATGAACTTCCAGTAACAGCTTTTAATAAGCATGGTCGTTCAAAAGATGGTTATGAAGTCATTTGTAGAGCTTGTAAAGCAAAGTCTGGTAGTGGTAATCCTGATTTAGCTAAGTTTACCCCCAGAGAGCTTATTGATGAACTTCGTTGTCGTGGTTATCATGGTACTCTTACTTATGTTCAACGACATGAAATTAATGTTTAATGATAATATAAATATTATTGTGATTTATATTGTTAATATTTCTAATACAACTAATAAACTTAATTATTAATATTTTAATTTGTGTAAAGTTATGTCTAAGAAAAGAACTTACGACGAAGCAAGTGTTATTCGCAGTATCTCTAAAAAGAATAGTGTTCAAGTTAATGCTGTTGAACATGTAGTAGAAGTTGTTAAAAATTCTACTGATATAGGAAATGGTACTTGGGGTAAGATTGATTACTTGTGTAAAGTCCATGCTTATGTTGTAGTATTTACTGCAAAACTTAGTAAGAAACCTACTCCTAAGAAAACTATGGGCGATGATGTTGATAATACGAATAGTAAGACTGCTAAAAGAGAAGCCAAACTTAATATGGCTGCTATGGTTAAGTCTACTATGCGTCGTGTTAAAACTAAATAATATAATGTTATGCCTTCTTTCGACTTTTCTCTTGTTAAGAAAGAATCTAATAAGAGAAAAACCTCTAATAATATTAACAAATATGAGGTTGTAGAAAAGAATGTTATAGGTGTTGTTCATATTGATATTAATGCTAATTATTATGTAAAAATTAATGATAGATATTATAATATCAATTCTGAATGTTATTCATGTAAAGGTAAAGATATGATATATGCTCAAGGATATGATGATAAACGTAGAATTTGTATTATTTGTAGTCCTGGAGAATATACAGAATGTAATCATAATTTATATTTGCCTTTTGCTCCTGGATGTATTGTTTCTGGAGATATTATTATTAATCATCCATTAACTGCTAAAATATTTAATATTAAAAAAGTTTGGATAGATTTTAATAATGATGATGCTCACGAAGCATTAGCTTTCTATAAAGAACATTATAAAGAAATTAATGCAATTATACTAAAAAGAAGATTTAATGAAACTTGAAAATGTTGGTAAAGATAAAGTAGATAGTGGAAAATATAGTTTTACTGACGACCAACAAATAGCAATAGGTAATATTATTGACTTCATTGCTGCTCCTTTTAATCCTGCGAGTTATATCGTAGGATTAACTGGAGCTGGTGGTACTGGTAAAACTTTTATCACTAAATATATTATTACACATTGTAAATATAGCAATAGTGTGATTAAATGTACTTCTCCTACTCATAAAGCTTGTCGTGTATTTAGTCAAGCTCTTGGCGGAAAAGTCGTTGATACTATTCAAAGTACTTTTGGTCTTAGACTTGATTTAAGACTTGAAGATTTTGACCCTGCTAATCCTCAATTTAATCCTATGGCTAAGCCTAAACTTGAAAATGTTAGACTTTTGCTTGTGGATGAGGCTTCTATGTTACCTGCTAAACTTGTTACTTTTATTTGTAATAAATGTAAAGAGTTAGAAATTAAAATTATATTTATTGGTGATGCTTATCAGCTTGCTCCTGTAAATGAGAATAAATCTATTGCTTTTGATAGATGTTTTGAAGTTTATAAACTTCAACAAGTTGTTAGACAAGCAGCTAATAATCCTATTACTAATTTACTTAATCTTCTTCGTTATGATATTGAACATAAAACATATCGTTTCTTAGAATATATAAGTAAAAATGTTGGTATTACTAAATACAATGAAATAAATGAAGGATTTAGTATTTGTGGTGCTTCTGGTTTCAAATCATTAATAGATATTTCTTTTTCAGATGAAGCTTATACAAAAAATATTGATATGTATCGTATTATCGGTTATACTAATGCTTGCGTTAGTGGCTGGAATAATTATATTCGTAATACTATCATTAAAGATGCTGATAAAAATATTATTACTAAAAATGACCTTATTATGTCGTATGAAACGATAGTTAATGAGTTCATGGAAATAGTTATTAATAATTCTGAAGAATATATCATTAATGATATTGTTAATTTTGTAGATGATAAATATGGTTTTAAAGGATTTCTTGTTAAGTTTCAATTAATTCATGGTGGAACTATTACTCGTCCATTATTTGTTATAGACCATAGAGATAAATATACTATTCAAAAATATCATAAAACTCTTACAGACCTTATAACTTCTGCTAAAAATGCTAATGGTGGTACTCGTGTAGCTCGTTGGAAAGAATATTATGCTTTTAAGAAGAAATATCTTCTTGCAGCTAACATTATAGACAGAAATGGTAGAACATTGTATGATAGAGATATTGATTATGGATTTGCTATAACTTCTCATAAAAGTCAAGGAAGTACTTATAATACAGTATTTGTAGATGTTAATAATATGGTTTATGACCGTATGGGACATCCTTATGCTAATCAAGATGATTTACTTCGTAGATTATATGTTGGATGTTCTCGTGCTCATAAAGAATTGATATTATGTTATGGGAACTAAGCGTAGAAATAAAGAAGTTGAATTAGCTGTTGAACATTATAGTACAATGCTATATATTCATAAAGCTGATATTTGTGCTAATTGTCCATTAAAGTTATATGCAGAACAAGATGATAAAATTATTTTTGGTACTGGAAATATTATGACAGATACTATTATGATTTTACCTTCTTATGATGTTAAAGCTGGAATTGGATATCCTACTATGTTAAAGATTATACAAGATATTTACAAAGAAATAAAAGGTAAAGATATTCTTGAAGAATGTTATATTACTCGTTCTATTAAGTGTCTAAATAAAACAGATTTTAATTTGGAAAAAGATGCTATTAAATCTTGTATTACAAATCTTTTTTATGAAGTTGGTCGTATTACTCCTCGTAAACTTATTATCTTTGATAAACAATTATATGATTTTGGTTTGTATAATTGTAATAGAGGTAAATTTGTTGTTAAAACTGTTATTAGTCCTGGAGTTATGTATTACGATAATCAAAATCTAAAAGATATTTTTATGAAACAACTAAATGAAGCTCTAAATGATTTTTAGTTATTCTTATGACGTAGAAATATTGCCAAACTTCTTTTCATTAACTATTATAGATGTTGGTGATTATCTTAGAACATTTGCTGACGCTTGTATAATAAATGCTAAAGGTAAGAAAGAACCTGTTCCTCTTACACAAATATATACTGTTGAAGAAATTAAAAAAAATCTTGATAAAGTAAATTATAAATCTTTTTATATTACTGATACTGATGATAGCCAATTATTACCTATGCTTGGATATATAAATGAAATGCGTCCACATTATAATGATAAAAATATTGCTGTTCGTAGTGATATATTTGGTTATAATAGTTCTAAGTATGATAAATTAATGGTTGCTGCATTACTTATGTTTGCTAATCAAACTAATTCTACTAAAGAACTTATTACTAAACTTTATGAAACAAGTAAGAAAATTATTGAACTTCAAGATAATCCTGAAATGGCAAGAAGTGATTATTTTCTTACTTCTTTACATAAATATAATATACCTTATACTGATATAGATATTATGACTATATTTGCATTAAATAAAGTTGGAAAAGGTAAAGATGCAAAAGGTAATGATATTTATTTTGGAAAAAGTCTTAAACAAACTTCTATAAATCTTCAATGGTATGAATTATTAGAATATGAACTTCCTCCTATTGGAGATAAAGATATTCATTTATATCAAAAAGATTATCGTTATAAAGGTCTTAGTGCTGAACAAATTAATAAACTTGTTAATAAGTGGGATAGATTTATTATTGATGAATGGATTCCACCTATGATGCATTATAATAAAAACGATGTCTTTATTGTTTGTGAAATGATTAGACTTTATATTGATGAAATTCGTTTGAGATATAATATATCTAAAGCGTATGGAGTTAATGTTCTTAGTAGTTCAAGAAGTAATATTGCAGATAATCTTTTTGTTAAGTTTTATAGTGAATTTAGTGGTCTTGCTGAAAGTCAATGGCGAGGACGTAAAACTGAACGTACTGCAATGGCTTTTAAACGTGTTATTTTTCCTTTTATTAAATTTCAAACTCCCGAACTTCAAGGTTTGCTTGAAGAAATGAAGAAAGTTACTGTATATTCTCTTGGAAAAGAAGGTCTTAAAGATGTTGCTAATAAACATCCAGAATATAAATATATTAAGACTTCTACTAATGGTGGTTGGTTTGAAGTTAAACTTAATAAGTTAATTTATACTATTGCCACTGGTGGACTTCATAGTCAAGATATACCAAGAGAATTAAAGAGTAAGCTGGTTTATATTGATTCTCCCTCTACGGGGGAGTCCACGAGCGTAGCGAGTGATTCTATTTGGGATAAAATTACAGATGATAGTTATATTTACGTTCATTGGGATATAGCTTCATTTTATCCATCTATAATGGATGTTTATAAAATTGCTCCAGCTCATCTTAATGAAGGAGTTTTTGTTAAACTTATTCACTGGCTTAAAGAAACTCGTGTTACTGCTAAACATAGTAAAGAAGAATATATTGATGGTATTCCTAAAGATACTCTTGCTCAAGTATTAAAGATTGTGATTAATTCTATTTATGGAAAACTTGGGTTTGAAAGAGGTGATATTTGTGATAGACTTGCAGTTCTTAAAGTTACTATTAATGGTCAATTAATGATTATGATGTTATGTGAAAGTCTTGAACTTGCAGGTATTGAAGTTATGAGTGCTAATACTGATGGTATTGTTATTAAATTATATAAGAAAGATAAGGCTACTTTTGAAACTATTGCATCTGATTGGAAAAAATTGACAGGACTTGATGCTGATAGTGAAGAATATAAATGTTATATTAATCGTGATATTAATAACTATATTATTGAAGAATTAAATGGTAAACTGTCTTATAAAGGTGTATTAAATCCTTTTATGTATAGAGTTGATTTACAAAAAGGATATGATATGCCTATTGTTGCTCAAGCTGTTGTTAATTATTTTATTTATAATAAACCTGTTCTTGAAACTTTATATGAATGTAGAAATATACTTGATTTTTGTAAAACACAAAATGTTGGTAGACAATTTCATGTTGAAATAACTAAAGGTTCTACGTGTAATATACTTCAAAGAAATGTTAGATTTTATGTTTCTAATAAAGGTGGAATAATAGAAAAAGTAAATGATAATACTGGGGCAAGAAATGGTTTATGTGCTGGAAAACAAGTTGTCGTACTTAATACTCTTGACGATTTAAGAATTGAATATAGGAATATTAATTATTCTTATTATTATCAAGAAGCTCTAAAGATTATAGACCCTATAAAACTTAGCATTAGTCCTAATCAAAAAGGTGATGCAAGTAGAGGAGTTAAATCTGGAAAAGTACTTCTTAAGAAAATGTCTGGTCAATATAATAGTCTTTTTAATGATGCTGACTTCTAAAGATAAATTTATTAAACAAGTTACTGATGGTTTTCAAAATCTTAAAGGTAAAGCAAGTGTTTATTGTTTTACTACATCTGTTATACCTGAACTTGTTTATAATATTATAGTTCCATTTTCTAAGAAACATCCTAATCAACAAATATTTATTGGAGTTGATACTTATGAAACAAGAAAATCTATTATGGATTTTCTAAGAAGTAAAGATATTACTGAAGATAATGGCTATAATATTAGAATACTTAGTGTTACTTATATTAATATTAAGTATTCGTATTCTTATAAATTAATTCTTACTATTGGAATTAATGATAATTTTGATGTTATTAAACATTTAAATAATAATGCTAATTTTATGCTTAGTATTCTTACTAAGAATATAATGGATAATAATTTTATTACTAATGTAAGAAGTATTTTACCTTCTATTGATACTATTAATATTGATAATTCTGTTAAATCTGATTCAATTTACTCCCCCGTAGAGGAACATCGACATGGTGTGGAGCTTTCTGATGATGATAGAAAACTATATGATAAATATACAGATTATATTACTACTTCTATTTCTATATTTGGAGAATTATCTAATATAGAAAAATGTAAGAAAGGTGATGTAGCTCTTGGTATAAGTGCTGCTGACTTTCGTAATTCTATTGCTCGTGAAAATGGATGGTCTGAGAATTTAGATACCAATGTTGATTTTATGAAACAAATAGATGATATTTATAATCCAAATATTCTATTTGAACGAGCTTGTACTTTTTATACTATTGCTAAGCAGCGTAGAGATTTAGTTTGTGATAATGAAGCTAAACTTGAAGTAATTAGGAATATTTGTCTTGACAATAAAGATAAGAAAATTCTTATTATTTCTAAAAGAGGAGAATATGCTGCTAAAGTTACTAAATATCTAAATGAATGTTTAGATTTAAGTTGTGGTGATTACCATGATTGTATTGAAAATACTATTGCTGTTGATGAAATGGGTATTCCTATTCTTGTTAAGAGTGGAGTTAATAAAGGTAAACCTCGTGTTATTGGCTCACAGGCTCAATCAAGCCTCAACGAGAAGCGTTTTAATGCTGGCTTACTCAATATATTATCTATAAAATCAGCGTCGAATGTGAAGCTAAAAATAGCTTGTGATATAGTGATTTTTACTTCTCCGTTATGTGATAGTATTATAGATATTAGAACACGTTTTACTAATGTTAGTTTTAATAATGTACCTACTATAATATATCGTATTTATTGTAATAGCACAATAGAGAATGATAAATTGAATAGGGAAAAAGAATGCTCTACTATTAAAGTTATCAATGATACAGAAAATTTTATTGGGTATGATGAAAATTCCGGTGATATTATTTTGTAGTATGAGAAATAATCCCTATTATTGTAGTGTGATTAACAAATCAAATGCTCTTTGATATGGTGGAACAAAAAGAAGAAACACAAGGTCATGTTGATGCTGAATCTCCTGCTCAACATAAAGAACCTAAAAATGTTGGTACTTCTATTGTTAAACATGAACATCAAGTAGATTTTAATAGAGGAATTAATGCTATTAACCTTTTTGATGAAAAACAACTTCTTGCTGCTGAGAATTTTCTTACTAAAGTAATGAGAAGTGATAAAGGTGGTATTAAAAGTGTTAATGACGGTCTTGCAGTTCTTATGCGTGCTCAAGATTTAAATCTTCCTTTTTCTACTTGTATAGAACATATTCATGTTATTAACGGTAAAACAGGTATTGACATTCATATTGTCAAAGCATTATTATCAAAGGCAGGTTGTACTTGGAGATGTCTTAAAGATTATCAACCTCTGTATGAATATACAGATGGTATTAATGTTTATATTGACAATAGTTTTCCTGAATATGTTGTTAGATGTAATTCTCAAAGAGAAGCTGAATTAAAAGTTAAAGAGGCTGGAGATAACACTGACAATGTTTATGTTTATCCTGTAAAATGGTATCAAGATTTGAATGGTAATGTATATAAAGATTATCAATTAAATATTAAACAGTTTGGAATTGCTATTAATAAACAGCAAATTGCTGATATTGCTAAATCTGGTAGAACTCCAGTTTATCGTATTCCTAATAAACCTGTTGATTTTGTTACAGAGTATGAAATTACTCGAACAATTAATGGTAAAGAAGTTACTGCTAAGGGTAGATTTAGTTATTCTGATGCTCTTCAAGCAGAAATGTTTGAAAAAGATACTTATAAAAAATATCCTCGTATTTTAATTGGACATAGAGCTTTTACTCTTGCTGCGAGAGATATTGCTTCTGATATTCTTATGGGAGTTATGGAAACTACTGAACTTAAAATTGTTTCTGGTAGAGAACTCTCTAACGATGATATTGCTTCTGTTGAGGATGCAGAAGTAGTTGAGTTATAAAAGATAATCATTCTCAAAATAAACTCATTTATTAATTTATAAAAAGTAATTAAATTATGAAAACTTCAAATGTAAAAGCAATGGGATTTGGTTTTAGTGCAGTTAATGCTGGACAGCGTAATGTAAGTATTGAACCTCAAGTTATCGCAGTTTCTACTGAGGGTAATTTCCGTATTACTCCTGTTGTTAGTCGTGCACTTGGTGTTGGTCATGGCGATTATGTTATGTTCTTGTCTAATGTAGCTAACATTGATGCTGCTATTACCAATAAGGCTGCTGAAGTTGTTGCTTTCTGTGAAGCAAATGGTTTGGAACTTGGCTCTCCTGAAGCTGCTATCGCTCTGCATAAAGAATTTGATATGTGGGCTATTGCTAAAGGTATTATAGAATATGATACTAAGGGTAATCAGAAGACTACTTCTGAACGTCTTACTAAGAATGATAAAGTTAAGTTTGTTTCTCAGAATTTTGAAACAATGCTTGAACAAGCTATGGAGCAAGCTGATGATGAGACTAAAGATGCTCTTTCTCGTGATGGTATTACTAAGGAAGAGCAGATTGACATTCTGTCTGCTTTTGTTACTCCTCGTGAGTTGCCTAAGTATAAAGGTTCAAAGGCTGCTAATCCTGCTGGTTTGACTGGTGCTGGTACTTCTTTGACGTTCACCGATTCTAATGTTTGGAAACAGCTTAAAGCTGATATGGGAGATGATGCTACTAAGTTTAACCGTGTATTTGATGTTGATGTTGAGAATTTGCAAGACATCGTATTGAGTAATGGTTATAAGGATGTAACTGTTAAGGCTCTCATTCTCGGCGAATCTGTTGATAAAGAACCTGCTCGTATTGGTAAAGGTGGTGAAGAAGAGTAATCTATTCATCTGATTATTTAAGTAAGTCGAGAATGTAATCTTATTGATTATGTTCTCGACTTTTATTGTATAATTAACGTTAATTTTTAATTTATTAAATTTATGACACAAGTAAAAAAGAATGCAGTTGAAGGCGCAGCAACTGCTGGACAAGAAGTAAAAGCTGAAGGACAAGTAAAGAAAGTTAATCGTAGAGGTATTGGTACTGCTCGTGGTACAACTCGTCTTAAATTTAGTCATGAACAAGCTAATAGAAATGGTTTGTTTATTGGTCATCTTGATTCTGTAGTTGTATCTATGATACAGATTGGAGACGATAAGACTGGTATGCCGTCGTTTAATGGTCTTGAAATTCCTAAGCTTACTATTACATTTGCTTCTAATGAAGAAGATGCTAATAAGCGTCATTATCAAACTTTGACATTTACTGCTGTTGAAAGTAACGCTAATACTATTCCGGGTGGTAAAGAAGAATGGAAAGTTAATTCTGTATTTGATTGGCTTAAACATATTCTTAATGTTTATGTTCTTAAAGGTCGTGATTTGACTGATGATGAAGCTGCTGCTTTGTCTTTGTCTTTTGAAGACTTTGATGAACAAGGAGAATATGTTTCTATTGAGCCAGAAAATGTTATTGCTGGTTGGAAGACTCTCTTTGAGAACTTCGAGAATATTATGAATAGAGGACGTGATGGTCAGCCTTATTATAAGAGTAAGGACGGTAAGAATACTGCTGTTTGGCTTAAAATGCTTCGTTATATTAAGACTAATAAGAAAGGTTGGAATCCTATTAATAATGGTGATTTATCTTTCCCGTCTTTCGTAGGAGAAGGTTGTATTGAAATCTATAAGCAAAATACTCCTCCCTCTATTCGTGTAGATAGTGTTAAAGAAGCTATTATTCCTATGAATATTGAGAAGCCTAAACAGCCTAATATGCCTGCTCCGGGAATGGCTGCTGGAATGGCTCCCGCTATGGGTGGTGTACCTGTAACTGACCCTATGGTAGGGGCTGGTAATTTCGGAGGTATTGCTACTGAAGCTGCGGAAGATATGCCATTCTAAAAATAGTGTTTCTTAAACTATTGTTCTTAAATGTAGGCTATACTGTGGCGTATGTCATAGTATAGCCTATTTTTTTTAACATTAAGTTATGGGAAGAAATATAAATTCCGCTAATCTTACTAAACAATCAATCCTTAGTAAAGTTAGTCAAGTTACTATATTTAGTACTTATCTTAATTTATCTGATAAACTTGTGCAGTATTGTATAGATACTGGGGAATTAATATGTTCTCCTATAAGAGATGATATACATCCTACTTGTGGTTTTAAATATGATAATAAAGGTAAACTAAAATTTAGAGATTTTGCTGGATATTTTTGGGGAGATTGTTTTGATATTGTAGCACTTATTATGAGTGGTATATACAATAAACAATATGATATTACTAATAAAAATGATTTTATTAAAGTTCTTCGACATATTACTTTTACTTTTAAGGATATTTTTTATGGACAAGAAAAAGATATTAATCTAATTAATGAGATTAATACAAGTATTGTAAATATAAAACATAAAAAACCTAATATTGAATTAGTTGTTAGAGAATGGAATGAATATGATAGACAATACTGGGATAAATTTGGTGTTCCTTTACAATTTCTTAATCTTAATTTTATTTATCCTGTTGAGCAATATTATATTAATAGAAATATAAATCCTGAGCCTAAATATTTTTATAATAGTAATGACCCTTGTTATGGTTATTGTCTTGGTCAAGATAGGTCTGGTGTTTATAATATTAAATTATATTTTCCTAAAAGAGATAAAGATATTACTCGTTTTATAACTAATTGTAATCATCTTGAAGGTATTTATAATCTTGATAGAAATGATTATGATATTATAGTTATTACTAAATCTACAAAAGATAGAGTTAGTATTGGAGCTTCAATTATAAGAAACTCTTCCCTCTACGGGGGAGTAATTAAAGATAAAATAGGAGTTATTAATATTCCACATGAAACTTATAAACTTCGTCAGAATGAATATGATTGGCTGCGAGGTAAACTTACTGATAATGGTAAAATAGTTTCTCTTATGGATAATGATAGAACAGGAAAACTTGAAGCTATTTGGCTTAGAAATAATTATCAAATTCTGCCTATTATTATTCCAACTTGTTATAAAGCAAAAGACTTTGCTGAACTTGTCGCTAATAATAAATTTAGTGATGTTTCTAATTTGATTATAAACACAATTAAATATATAAAAGAATATGAAAGAAAAGACAATAAACTTACTTGGGATACGTCCGAATGGAGTAACGATTTGCCGTACTGATACTATAAAAGGCAAAAGAGTTATAGTTATGGAAGCTATAACAAAACAACAAGAAAATCGTATAGATAAGTCTAAAACTTATTATGGAAATATTAGATTTGAACGTGATGATGGAGTTATTGTTCAAGCTAAAGACATATATCTATATGGTGAGTTAGATTTTGATAATCTTAAAGATATTCATAATATTGAACGTTTTAATCTTATAAATCCTAATGGAGAATGGATGTATTCTAACGTTAATTATGATAAAGGTAATTTTACTACTATTGATGGTATTGCTAAACAATTTCAAACATGGAATGCTCTTAAATGGTTTAGATATTGTCATATTCTAATTGGCAAGCCTAAGCGTATTATAGTTTATAAATGTCCTAAGTGTATGAGATAATACATGGAAATTGATGAACTTTTAGATATGTATAGATATGAAGTTGGAATAATCGTAAATAATAATAGAGATACTATTCTTGTTACTGATGATTTAAATACTGCTAATTATTATTATGAAAAGGCTATTGAAAAATATAGTCCTAATAATGATAAAAATCATACTATAATATTTCTTTACGATTATGATAAAAATACAAACATAAATTATTTTGATAATGAATCTGATGTTTGTTAATCCAATTACTGAACAAGATTCTTTTCTTGTTGTTGATTATCCTAAAGTTGATTATATGTATTGGCGAAGTTGTATTGATGTAAAAAACGATAGTGATATTATAGCTATATTAAATGATAAACTTAAAGATTTAGATTGTACTAAAGAATATAGCTGTGGTCGTCCTATGATGACTAATTATTTCTCTTATACTTCTGCTATATCAAATTATTGTTACTATCTTTATAAACTTACCAATCAAATTATATATAATACTTATATAGATAAACTTATTGATAGACATATTAAAAATATTGTTTTTGAATATGAACATCCTTATGTTCAAAATCATATTAAAGATAGGAAAGAAAATAAGAAAAAGAAACTTCCTCCTAATAAGTTTGTTAAATATACTACTTTAGATATGTTTACTAATAAGAAAGTTTATATTTATGAAAATGCTCGTACTAAAGAAAAAATTGAAAGTAATAATCCTGATTTATTAGATGAACTTAATGCTCCTAAAAAGAAAGAACGTAAAAAGTCTATTAAAATTAAAGAAGTTGGAGTTCCAATTAGTGCTATGACTTTTAGTTTCAAAAAGAAATAATATGTTACCATTTAATTATAATTTTGGTTTATATAGACGTAATAATTTTGGTCAGCCTTGTGTTTGGTATGCACATCCATTTGACCATGCGTCTATTGAGGTATTTCATGGTATATTAGGTAAAACTATTACTCGTGAAATTATTACTACTAATAGGGAACCAAGAGCAGAGATTACTTCTCGTATTAAAGCAAAAGAAAAAGTTGGATATAAACATCTATATGATATAAAAGATAATGTTGAGTCCCCCGTAGAGGGAGAACTATTAGCATATCTTGATAAATATCTGCCTGCTTATCGTACTACTGCTGATGGTTCTTTACTACCTATGCTTGCTAAAGTTTATGATAATACTAATAATAAACTATTTAATAAAGTTTCTTCTTTTATTGGTCAATGGAAAATTAATGGTCTTAGATGTTTTGTTAGTGCAGAAGTTAATACTAATGATATGTTTAGACCTATTAGACTTAAATTTCAAAGTAGAGAAGGTACTTATTGGAATAGTCTAACTAATCTTGAAGATTATCTTCTTGGTGTTATTGACCATAAACTTCTTGATAAAATGGTTGATGAACATTATATACTTGACGGAGAAGTTTATCTTCCGGGTCATAGTGTAAATGAAATTAATCATTTTGTTAAAGACCCTAATTGTGCTGAAAATAAACTTCTCCAATATTGGTGTTATGACATTGCTATTGATGATACTATTCAAGATAAACGTATTGAATTTCTACTTCAACGTCAATCAGATTATGTAGGAGTATTTACGTCAAAAGATGCTCATCTAAATAATAAAGAACGATTTATAGTTCTTCCTACTTGGAATGTATATGATGATGATATTGCTACAAAAAGTAGAAATAGGTCTATTGAATTAGGTTTTGAAGGTCTCATCATGCGTAATCCTGCTGCTGAATATCAATATGGTAAACGTAATCTTAGTATGATTAAATATAAAAAGTCTACTGATGGAAAGTTTACTATTATTGATATTTATCCAGAAGGTGTTAAACGTAATAATATTCCTTTATTTCTATGTAAAAATGATGTAAACGATAGTACTTTTGAATGTCATGTCGGAGGAAGTCAAGATTATCAATCCTCTATCCTCCAAAATAAAGATAAATATATTGGTAAACAAATGTATGTTGAATATGGAGAGCGTAGTGGAGTTAATCAACTTCCATTTCATATAAAAACTACATATATATTATGATTTGTAAATATGAAATAATTGCTCCTGTTACTAATAGAAAAAGTCCTTATCTTGATGGTAAGGACTTTTTTATTGTTCCTAATATAGGTAAACTATATAGATATTATATTGAGGTTAAAAGATATAACCCTAATACTTTTTATTATGAATATTTTATTTTACTTGGTACTGAAAAGTTTGATACTCAATGTAGAAAATGTAGAGTTGATGACTATGGCAGACTTAAAGCTAAACTTCATGGAGAAGTTCTTAGTTTTGTTTCTTCTGAAATTCATACTCGTGGTAATGTTCAATTTGTTTATGATGAAACAGAAGATGCTTACGATGTATGGAGAATTATCTAAAATAGCTATTTTTAGCTGTATATCACGCTAATATCGGTTTAATGAATAACTATATCAGCTAAAAATATATAGCTAAAAATAGCTAAATAAAATAACTAATTTATTTTGTCAAAAGATTAATTATTCGTATATTTAGATATGAAAAGTTTTATTATAGGAATAACTGGTGCTAAAAATAGTGGCAAAGATACTATTGCAAGTATGATTAATTATATATTTGCAGTTGGTGTTACTCGTGCTACTTATGGCGACTATCTTATAAAGAAAGTAAAGATAGATAATACTAATGCTGATAGAGTTGTTCATTTTGCTGATAATATGAAAGATGCAATGAGTATTATATTTGGTATTCCTCGTTGTACTTTTAATGACAGACAGAAAAAAGATAATGCTTATTGGGATTATTTCAATAAAACTTTTGTTAGTTTTGCTGATGTAATAAGAGATAATGACGCTCTTGTTATTCATAATACTGATGAGTTATATTATACAAATCCTCTTTCTGAAATGATTAAATTTGCTATAAAAGAACATAAACATCTTTATATTAAAGTTCGTACTCTTATGCAATATTTTGGTACTGATATTTGTAGATATTTTTTAGATGAAGATATTTGGATACGTTCTGCTATGGTTAAAGTTGCTAATGTTGCTGCTGCAAGAAGACTGTGTATTATTCCTGACATTAGATTTGCTAATGAAGCAGAAGCTATCCGATTTGTAGATTCTCCTCTCTACGGGGAAGTGATTAAAGTCAATCGCGACAGTGATGACAATTCTAAACATTCCAGTGAAATTATTGATTTTACTGTGGATTTTGAAATAGATAACAATGGTACTTTAATGCAATTATTTTATAAAGTTTTAGAAATATGTCAAACTCTGGTATAGGTGTTGCTATTGTTCATGAGGTTTGTCCTATTTGTGGTAAACCTATGAATGAATCTATTCTTATGAATAGTAAAATTGGTCCAAAATATGCTAAAGAAATAGAAGAAGCTAATGGTAAGGTTATTGGTTATAGTAAGGACGCTTGTAAAGAATGTCTTAAATATAAAGATGATACTGTATTTTGTATAGCAATTGATGAAGCTAAAAGTAAACCAAATAATCCTTATCGCACTGGACAATTAGTTGGAGTTCGTAAAGATTTTCAACTGTTTATTGATAAACCAGAATTTATTCTCAAAACAAAGAACGGTGTTTCTTATTGTTTTGTAGAAGAAAATACTGGAAAACAAATAGGATTTTTTAAATAAATTAATATGAAAATTATACAACCCAAAGTTGAACTATGGCAACAAGGTGAAGACAAAGTAGCTCATGTTGCTCGTTGTGCAAGAATTTGCTACAAAAAAAGAAACAGGTAATGATTCTGCTCTTTATGGCAGTCTTGAAAGACGTAATCATTTAAGTATGTATCGTCATGAAACTTATTATGCTGCTGTTCCTACTTATAAGAAAGATTCTATTATTTGGCAATGTCTTGCTGGTTATATGCATTGTCCTTATATTAAATGGGTTACATATAAGAACAATACTTATATTATTACTAATGGTAATTTTATTAGAGATATTGTTAAAGATAATCCTGTTTTATTCCATATGATTTATGATAATCAGATTACTTCTGAAGAAGCTGAACAAATTGAACCTATTTGGGAACATTTTATGCGTTATACTTTTTGTGTTGTTACTCAAATTAGTACAAGTAGAGAACTTAATAGAGTAAGTCCTAATAATATTGCTGAACAATCTACAAGATATGTTTATGAAGATGGTACTATTTGTAAACCTCATTGGATGACTGATGAAGAAGTAGATTATTTAAATAACGAACCTATTTTTGAAGAATAGTGCAATTCTCATAAAAAAGCATCTATTTTTAGAGATAGTTGTAATGATTCTTTTAATAAATATAAACTTCTTGTAGATATTGGTATGCAACGTCAATATGCTCGTGGAGTTCTTCCTATTTGTTGGAGTGGTGGTTTATTTGAGCATAAAGATAATATTCTTACTGGTAGATATTTCAGTAAATGCAATCTTTATCTTATTAATATTGACAGAGGATGGACTCCTAAAGATACTATTGTTATAGATTGTGTTGAAGTAGAAATTGCTCCAGATAATTGGATTATGGCTGTTAAAGCTGATGATATTGATTTAATGATTCTTAGATGTTACTATAATATTCAATGGAAAGAATGTCCTTGTATGAAAGGTATTCGCCTTGAAGATGTTACTCCTGAGCTTGAAGAAAAAGCATATAATGAAATGCAAAAAGGTTTTGATGTTAAATAATATAATATTATGGCAAGTTTATATCAAATTTCAGAAGATATTCTTCGCATATTCAATGATGTTGAAAGTGCAGAAGGAGAAATTACAGATGAACAATATGATGTTCTCTGTATTAAACAAGAAGAACTTAAAGAGAAACTTGATAGTTATGTAAAAGCTATTAAGTCTTGGGAAGTTGATGAGAAAGCACTTAAAGATGAAAAGAAACGATTTAATGATAGGCAAAATGTCTATAAAAATCGTATTGAACGTCTGAAAGCTGCTGCTCTTCAAGCTGTTCTTACTTTTGGCGAACATGGTAAATCCAATATGTTTATTGAACTTCCTAATTTTAGATTATTCTCTCGTTCTTCTCAATCTATTGAAGTAGACGAAAGTCGTGTTCGTATTTTTATGGAAGAATTTGAACGTTATGTAAGAGAACTTGTAGATGCTGGTATTCTTTATGCTGGTAAAGATGTTGATTTACAAGGTATTCTTGATTGCATTAATGCTAATGTTCGTGCCACTCATGGTGAAGATTTTGAACCATTTACTATTAATGATTTAATTGCTATGAAAATTAATGTAAGTCAAACTGCTTCAGTTTATGATTTATTTAAGAGTGGAATGGCATTAAATCTTTATGGTAAAGAACCTCTTTATACTCATATGGAAAATGTTACTTCTAAAGATGATTGGAAGACTATTATAGAGTCTTCTAAAATTGCTAATACTTCTGCTCCTACTATTGCTAAAGTTATTACAAATCAATCTTTGCAAATAAAATAAGTTATGGAAGAAGTTTTCTTTGTTAGTCCTAATGATAAAAGTCTTTCAATACTTCTTAAAAGAGAAGCTAATATTATATTAGCTTCTCTTAATAAAGAAAGTAATGAATATCTTTATAAAAAAGAACGCTTTGAGGAAACTCTTAGCGTTGTTAGAGCAATTGAATATACTAAACCTCAAAGTGAAGATGAAATTGATTTTATACTTAATACTATTGGTCGTATTTGGAATATTGGTATTCTTAGTCCTCTTACACTTAAAGAAGATGAATTTTTGAATTATACAGATTCAAAAGGTTATATTCGTAATACCAGATATAGTGATATTTATATAGATACAAATATTAATCAATCTATTTGTAATGATAATGCTTTTAATCTTTATATAAGAGCGGCATATTCTCATGATAATAAAGAACAAATAGATTGTACTAATGAATTAGTTCATAAAAATCATCGTATCTATATTTCAAAAGGTGGAGTTATTACAGGAGAATATATAGAAAAATGTATTATTAGACCTGATATAGTTAATAGACATTCTTTTACTATTCAAAGTATTCCTAATATTCCTGTTTGTATTATTGTTGATGGAGATAATAGCATTTATGTTGTAGACCATAGAGAGCCTAAACTTAAAGCTCTTCAACAATTTTATGAAGTTCCTATAAATAAAGATGAAGTTATTGCTAATAAGCATTATAATATTCGTAAATATAAAAAGTTATGAGTTATGTAGTTAAAGGTGCTCCTTTTAGATATAGAGGAGCTGTTAATGTTGAAAATTGTAAGACAGCGGCAGAAGTTATGTCTGCTGCTGGTCTTGATTGGAATGTTGCTAAATGTGAATTAGTGGCTAAAATGCCTTTACATCAAGATAAAGCTGAAGATAATGGTTTTGTATTTGGTTCTAATAATTATGTAGATTGTCCTAACGCTTTTGCTACTTATCGTACAGACCATAATATTCCTCTCGGTATTGTTAAAGAACGATATACTCCTGTTCAAAATGTTGAGGCTTTTACCTTCTTTGATGGTGCTATTGGAAAAGATAAAGCTATTTGGCAAACAGCAGGATTCTTTGGTATGGGAGAACGTATTTTTGTAAGTGCTAAACTTCCTAAGAATATTCTTGTTAATGGAGACCCTGTTGAAAATTATCTTGTGTTTACTACTTCTCATGATGGTAGTAGTGGTGTTAAGATTTTATTTACTCCTATTAGAGTAGTATGTCAAAATACTCTTAATGCTGCTATTGCTACTTCTACTAATTATGTTAGTTTTAGACATACTAAATCTGTTCATGCTAATCTTGATATTGCGGCTGAAATTCTTGGTATTTGTGAAACTCGTATTATTGCTTTACAAGAGCAATTTAATGTTATGAGAAAAATACAAATGAATGATGATAAAGCTCAACAAATATTTGCTAATGTTATTCTTACTGAAGATGAACAATTTAGAATTAAACAAACTGGACATACTGTTGAACAAATTATTACAAGAGATTGGAGAGCTATTAATGATTCTCAGATAAGTATGAAGAAAGTTAATACTCTTTCTGAAATTAATAATTATTATTTTGCTGGTATAGGACAAAGAGAAATACTTGGCTCTGCTTGGGGAGTATATAATGCTATTACTGGCTATTATTCTAATATAGATAATAGTGAAGGTACTAAGAGAATGGATTCTCTTCTTTATGGTGATAAATCTCGTAAAATTGAACTTGCAGGAAATTTAGTTCTTGCTGCTTAAATTAATTAAACAATGAGTAAAACTGTAGACATTTTGACAACTGCTATTGGTTGGGCAATGCAAGGTGCACCTTTTGGTGATGTAGCTAACAAACTTAAAGAACTTGACGAAGTAAAAGTTAAAGTTTGGCGTGAAGACGATACCGTTAAACTTCCAGTTTATGCTAAACAAAGAGATGCTTGTATGGATGTTTATGTTCATTCAATAGAACTTAAACAAGATGGACGCATTTGTTATCATACAGGTCTTCATTTTAAACTTCCTGAAGATTATGAAATGGAAATACGTCCAAGAAGTAGTAATACTAAAACTACTGCTGTGATGCAAAATTCTCCTGGTACTCTTGATGAAGATTATACTGGAGAACTTATGATTGTCCACCGTCAATTGGAAGATATACTTCCAAAAACTATTAATACTATTCCTGCATATAAAGTTGGAGATAGATGTGCTCAAATAATTATTCGTAGACGTGAACGTATTATTTGGGATGAAGTTGCTACTCAAGAAGAGTTAGGTATTACTGAGCGTGGTGCTGGTGGATTTGGTAGTTCTGGTAAATAATTAGTTATGATTAAGTTAGAAGACATTAAAATTGGTGCTAAAGTTAAACATATTTCACATAAAGATTCTTCTTATGTGATTAGTGATGTTAATTCTCGTACTAAAATTCATGGAAATTGGGTTCATACAATTTGTTATGTTCCTAATTATGAAAGTTCTTATACTCGTTTTGTTAGAGATATTGATGATTTTATGTCTAATTTTGAACTTATAAAAGAATGAAAGCAATTGGAATTAAAATGGTTGAGCTTATTGCTATGACAGCAGCTGAAGCTCTTGCAAAAGGTTATCGTGTTAATGGTAAAAGTGGAGATGCTCCTGGATATGAAGTAACCTATGATAATGGTTATAAATCTTGGTCTCCTAAAGAAGTAGCTGATGCTGCTTATTTTATTCTTGATGAAAAGAATGATGGTACTAAGATTCTTAAAGAAGATGTAGAAAAGTTTATTACTGATGTTGATGTAATGACTGTTGGCGATAAAACTACTGTTGTTAATGCTCATACTCTTACTGGTTTTGATACCGTTAGACATAGTTCTTGTGTAGACCCAAAGAATTATAGCGAAGAACTTGGTAAGAAATATGCTATGGAAGAAGTAGTTAATAGTCTTTGGGCACATCTTAGTTTTGTTTTACAATGGGCTAAGTATGGTCTTAAAGGTAAGAAGTAATTAGATTAAGAACTCCTCTACGGGGGAGTTCATGGAGCGAAGCGTAGTGATACTATTATAGTCTGTAATGGTTTATATGTTCATAGTTTTGTTAATACTGATTGTAATTATATTCGTCGCTACGCTCCTCAACACCCCGTAGAGGGAAGATTGATGTATTATGATAGTATTTAATATTATTTATTGTCTTGTTATAATAGTATTTATTGCTATTATTATTTATGCTTATAAAAAGTATAAACAACCTATTATTGAACTTGTTGATACTATAAAAACTATTTATAATATTCTTAGTAAATTCAAAATTGCTAATGAAGAAACTGCTAATAATTTAGCTAAGTCTATTAATATTATAAATAAGAATAATTCTGATATATCTAAGAAGCTTTCTGATATTAAGAGTATTGTTACTACTAATAGAAATAATAATGCTAATACTTATTCTAAGAATAAAGCTAAAAATAGCTTTTCTAATATAAAGAAAGATAATACTAAGGATGTTAATAAATAATGCAATATGTAGCTAAAAACAGCTAAAATATGGCATATTACTATATCATTATATAAATCTAAAACAATAGATTGATAATTAGCAATAATAAAATAAGGCTCACGAGGAGGAATAAAATCTTCTTCGTGAGCCTTTTTTTAATCAATCAATCCACGCATTTAATCAGGATTAATTTCATCAGCAATCATTTTACTAAATCGCATATTAAGAGATTTCTCATTAATTCTATAATAGCTATTATTCTTAGTCATATTAGAAAGTCTATCAATTACTCTATAAAGAGGAATATTACGTTTAAGAAGAACCCAACCTTTATTTTGTCCAGCATAAAGTCCAGTCTTATAAGTCGGGTCAAAGTTTTCATCAAACATCCATTGAATAAGGAAACCAAGACCTTTAAGTAAATCTTCAGGACCATTAGTAGCAGCAATAGGACTTGACCAAAGAGTAGAAGCTTCACTTGCAAGACCCCAAGGAGTATACATTTGAGATTCAGAAAGAAGTCTATCAGAAATATATAATGCAGTAGCTATAAATTCACTTTCTTTTTCATCATCGTCATCAGTTATAGCATATATAGCTATACCCATTAACATAGCACTCGCTATACCATATAAATCTCCAAGACAACGTTTAACAGCATTACGTTCCCATTGAGGCATTAAAGCCCAATTAGTTCTAATATTAAGAATAGCATCAAGAGCTGCTTTTACAGTTTCTCTAACAGAAGCAATAGCTTCATTTTCTCCAACATCCTTTCGTTTAGAAACTCTATCATTAAGACCTCTAAATTCTCGTCCAAGTAATCTAACAAGAGCAGCATAAGAACCTATTTCAACAGTATTAGTCTGTTCATTATAATAACCTTTCCAACGGAAACGTTTCATAATTCCGGGATAAATATGTTTATGATATTGCATAACAAGTCCACCCCACCAGCTAAATTCAATACGAGCAGCACCTATTTTATCATATACACCATGTATCTTTTTATTAAGAGCAATAGTTGTATTTCGAAGACCATTAACCATATCTTGAGTAAGTTCACTTCCATCTTTAATATGAATAGCTCCATCATTACCAAGTTCTAATTGGTCAATAGCAGTAGGCATATTATTCCAATCTTCTTTTGCTTTTTTAATAGCTTCATTTCGTTTGGTAACATATTCTTTAATCTGTTCTTTACTGCAATGAGCACGAAGAAATTCCTCAACTATATTTCTCTTGAAAGAATCATATTTATATGCTTCTTGTTTATCAGTACGAATCTGACGTTTCATTTCGTTAAGATTATCCATAAGAGTTTCATCATTTCCTATAATAGAAAGAAGAGTATCATACTCTGTTTTCCAAATATATTGTTGAAATGTTCCACATCTCTTAGTACCATCAACATCATTAAATATTCTACTTTGTTTGAGAACAACAAATAGAACACTATTTTGCATAAAGTGTTCACCACCAGATTGAAGACTATACATAAGATTACGCATTTTACGAGCATATTCACCAGCAGTTTCACCAGGAACTCGTTCACTCATAGCATCGAAATCTACAACATTAAAATATTTAGTAAGAGCAACAGCAAAATTAGAACTTTTATCTTTATACATATCTGCAATCATAGATATAGAATTATGAAGATACATTCCTACAGCTTCTCTTAAATCTTTTTTAGTAAAATTATCTTCAGCAAAAGCCTCACCCATAATATTAACAAAACCTGTACCAACATTAGCAACACCGCCAGTAACATTAAATATCATATATTTAGCAGAAGTAATATTACGTGCTAAATCAGCATATTTATTAAGAGGAGTACGTTTTTTAAATTGGTCAAATATAACACGACGAGTAAATGCTTCAACAGAATCTAAAGCTCGATTTTGTTTAGTAGTAACAAATCTTTCATTAGCATCAGTACTACTCTTTTTATCAGTAACAAGTTTTCCAGTAAGAGAACTAACGGCGTAAGCTTCATTGTTTCTTAAATCTTCTTGAAGAAGATAAAGCCAATTTTTAGCTTTGTTCTTAGCATTATTAATAACTTGCTGATGAATAGCTTCTGCAAATACAGTTCTATAATCAGTATCTAATAAAGCATTATCTATTTCAAGATTTTTAGCTTTAATTTCAGCATTACGTTCTTTAACAGCTTCAAGATATTTTTGATATTCTTCTGGAGTTTCATTTAATCCACGAGGTCTAACTTTTTCAAGTTCTTTATATCCTTTACCTCTTAAAAGATGAAGCATATTATTATCTATTTCTCTGTCATTAGTATAATCAACCTTTTCATACCATTTATCTTCAGAATCATTACGATATTCAAGACCTATACCTCCAAGAGCTTGTTTAATAAACCATTTAGTATCTGTTTCAACTTTTCTTTTACGAGGAATAAAACCTTGTTCAATAAATGGACTATTGTTATTATATTTAGCAAAGAAATCCATAACTTCTTGAAGAAGTTCTTGAACTTGTTTTTCTTTATCACTAAGACTTACAAAGTTATTATATCTACCAGTATCAACATTATAGTTTGCACTATATTGTTTATAATTAGGATTAACATATTCTTCTTTTACGTTCTTTTCTTGATTTTCGTATGTAGGAACATAACTGTAAGTTCCTTTAAGACTACCATTAGGATTAACTTTCATAGTAGACCAAATACGAAGAGGTTCAAATTTATGTTTATAAGGATTAAATACATGATTCTTTTGGAACCATTCAGTAAAATTACCTTTTTCAGTAGCTTCATGCATAGCAGCATAATAATATTCAGTGGGAACAAAATCAAGATTATCTTCTATAAGTTGTTTTGCTTTTGTTTTATTTTCATCAACATAAGTATCATCTTTTGGAACAATATATCCATAAATGTCATTATTTGGAATATAATTACTATTATCATCTAATTGGATTTCTCCAGAAGAATCAGTCTGAACAAATATATCAAGGAAAGTATCAAAATTTTTAGTACCTTTTATGTTAGTTAAAGCCCAAGCATATTCTTCATTAAATGCTTCAGTATTAACCATAAAATCAACATTCTTCTTAAACTTTTCTCTAAGTTCTTTAGGTTTACGTTTACTTTTAATAGCTTTAAGAGCACGATAACCTTCAGCTAATTGTTCACGTTCATCTTCAGTAAGTTTTTCAAATATATCTTTAGCATGAATACGACCATCATCACCAATACATTTACCAAGAAGTTCATTTATTCTACCAATAATCTTAATACGACGAGGATTAACTTCTTTTTCGTTTTCACTTGGGTCTCGAAGTATACGATAGAAATTATCTTTAAATATAGGAAGACCAGTAGGTATATCTTTTATAAGAATAGCTTCTCCAGCATTACTATCATAACTAAAATCGTATTTATGTTTAGTAAGTTTTTTTATTTTAGCAATATCTTTATCACTTAGTTTACGAGGGTCAATATTTCCAAAATAATCAAAAGCATTAGCATCGTTAAGTATTTTTCTTACTTGTTTACTTTTAACATTATCTTCATCTTTTAATGTTTTGAAAGCATCAGTAATAGCTTTTTGAGCATTTTTATCAAGAATATAATAAGAATTATCTTTAACCCATTCATAAGCCTCACGATAAGATTCATCTTGAAGACGTTTATCTAATGTTTCATCAGGATGTTTCTTTTCATATCTTTCAATAATAGCAAGATTATTCGCAAGAGCTTCTTTAAAACCATAGGCTTCATTCCATTCAAAATATTCAGAATCAAGTCTACGTTTTTCTTCAATATATTTCTTTAATTGATTAGCTCTAAAACGTTCTTCTTCACTTTTAAGAGTATGTTCATCTTTATACTCAGAAGTAAGTTGATTAATTTTACGATTAATTTCTTTACGTCTATCTCTTTCTTCTTTAGTAAGAATACCAGTAGGTCTATTATCATTATAAAGCTCATGTATAAGTTTCATATATTCAAGATATTCTTGAGGAGCGTTAGCAAGAATTCTTCTTATATTAGCATTCTTAGCTCTATAATAGTCAGGAACTACTATTTGATGAACATTCTCAGCATACCATTCATCTCTTTCAAGTTTAGCATTTATATATTCAAAACTATCTTCACCATAAGTATCTCTTGCTTCTTGAACAGCATTACGAAGTCTATTACGTTCTTCAATAAATTGAGAAGTATATGGTCTAATAAGACGACCTTGACTATCAACTACATTTTCCCATCTAAATGTTCCAGGCTTATTTAATATACCATCAAGTCTATCAAGAAACTCTTGTTTTCTTTTAGGAGCATCTTCAATAGCAGCTTGTGTCATTATATTATTAACAATCTTAACAACAGTTTGAATTTCTTTATTGCTAATCATAGCAGTATCTCCTATCCAAGATTCCCACCATCCAGCATCTCCAAAAGTATCATTAAGATTTACAAGTCCTATACGAACATTAGGATTAGTAGAATATTCATTAGCAATATAATTATTAAACATTCTATCAAATCCACGTTTAATAATATTATTATTTCTAATCTTAGTAATACTATTTCTAATACGTTTAATGGCATTTATTGTTTCAGTATCAAGACCATCGAATGGTAAAGTCATAATCTCACCAAAAGTATTACCAAAAGTAATAGCTTCAAGCAGAAGTTTTACAATAGGTTCTACTTCTTCCGGATGTTCTCTAAGAGCAGTATAAAGTTCATCTTGTCCGAGATTATATTCTTCTCCATCAATTTTATAATGATTTATAGTATTATCAAGTATATTAGAATATATCTCCATATACTGTGCTACAACAGAATAAATACTCTTTCTATTATTAACAATGTCTTCTGAACGACCTTCATTAATATTTTTCATTTCAAGAGTACGTCTTGCTTTAGCAGCATTAGCATCACCTTGACGTTCAGCTCGTTTAAGAGCATTCATCATATCTTTAGCAGTAGAATCAACAATATCATATTTATCTTGTTCTCTAACATAAAAATCAGTAGCATCAGAAGTAATAGCTGCCATATCAGGAGCTATATTATTTTCTCTTTCTTGGTCTTGCTTTTCTACTTGTTCTCTAACTTCTTCGTTAGTTACAATAGTAACTTTATAATAAGAAGAATAGATAGCACCCCCATTATAAGCATCTTCATAAGCAGCTCTTTCTTCAATAGCAAGTTCATTAAGATTTAGTTTATCTTTATTCTTAATAGAATTAGCAAATTGCTTTGGTTGTTTGGTATGAGAAATACTTACTGTAACAATATCATCACCAACAGGAATATTCTGAATAACAGAAACACCACGAGGTATTTGATTAGCAATAAATTTAGAATTAGAACGAACTAAAATGTAAGAGCCTCTTCCCTCTACGGGGGAGTTTACATAATCAGAAATATGACTAACAAATTTACCAATCTCACCTTTTTCACGTTCAGTACCATTAACAAGAATACGTCTAAATTCATCTTTATTTTCAAGACTTTCTTTAACAGTAGTAAACTTAAAACGAGGAAGAACACTTTCTTTACGAAGTTTAGAATATACTTCTTTAACTTCTGAACCATCTTTAGTAAGTTCTTTAGCTGCTACATTTTGTGTAATAGCTGCATCGATAAGAGAATTATAATAAGAAACATCTGGATATCTATTATTACTTGGATTAACACTAAAATCTCCAGTTTCATTACGTTCAAGAAGATTTAAAGGAATAAGATAAATACCTTTTTCAGTCTTACGAATTTTATAAAGAATATTAGTTCTTTTATTTCTTCCAGCCCATTTACTAACTTTAATATATTCAGGAGGAGTTCCTGTACTTTCTACATTGATAGCAGAGAGTAAATCATCAGCACGTTTTTCAAAAGGAATAAACACAAGACCATCACCTTGACCATAAATATTAAATTTATATGCTAAATTAGCATTGCCATGTTTATTTTCAGGTCTATCAAGTCTAAGTGTTTTAGCATATTCGCTATGACTACGAATAAATCTATCTATAAATTGAGTAGTAACAGCATTTGCTGGGTCTGCATAATATTGAAATACTCTTTGAATAACAGGTATAATATTCATACCCATATCTTCTATGTTTTTATACATAGAATTATTAGTAATAATCTTACTAAGTCCGCCTTTCTTAAATTTGAATCCTTCAACTACAAAAGCGTACTTAATTAAATCCATAGTAGCAAGTCTAATAATAGGACTTGTATTATAAAAACTATTATTAAAAGCAAGATATACTTCTTGCATATTATCACTACTATCAGTAAATCTTATAGTTTGTTGAGTATAACCTTTATTTTTATATTCCCATTGATTAAACTTATTAACATTAAGATATTCAAAAATACCTCTATCATTAGTAAGATTAGTTTGTATCCAAAGAACTTTCTGAGCAGGAGTAAGTTTATTGAAAGCATCAATTTCTTCTCGTGTAGGATTATAAATATCTTTTATATCAATATTCATTCTTGAAGTTTCAGTATATCCAAATATACGAGAAATTTCTTTATTCCAATAATTTTCATCATTTTCAGTAGCAGCAATAATAGCTTTATCATCAGTATCAAACCAACCTTCTTCAGTAATAGTTAAAGGAGTAGTTAAATAAGGAACAGAAGCATATACTTGACTCATCATATATTGCTTATATTCTTTATATTGTTCGTCATTAAAAATAATTCCAAGTTTTTGTTGAGCAGCATTAGTAACATCAGTATATTGTTTATTTTCAGTAGGAAATAAAACACTATTAGCTTGAATACTTGGTTCAGTAGCATACTTAAAGAAAGCAGCAAGATACGGATAAGCACTTTCTTCAACTCTTATACCGTCTTCACTTCCAAACCCAGGATAAAGAGTTTCAAGCAAACTCTTATCACCTACTCTAACAACTTTATTAATAGGATTCTTTTCATTAAATCCATATTCTTTAATATTATCTCTAATCATACGAGTAGCACGAACAGTTTGTTTAGCACCAAATCTATCAGGATTACTACAACGCATAATTTTTTCAAGACTTTGAGTAGTATCATGTATCTTATTAAAAGTAAGAGCCATAGCAATATCAAAAGCAGCATCTCTAATAGCTTTATCTTCTTGTGATAATGCAGGATTATTAGTTATTTCGGCTTGTTTTAAGCGGTTTTTAAGCCTGTTTACATCTAAGCTGAACATTACATTAGCAAGCGGTTTACTATCGCTTATTTCAGCTCCAAACAGCTCATAAACAGCCTCTTGAAAGCGTTTATCAGTGTTCAAAAGTAACATTACAGTATTATAGTCGGAATAGTCAGTAATAGGTTTTCCACCAAGAGTATAACCAGCATTAGCAGCAATACGCTTAATAGCAGTTTTAATAGCATTTCCTCCACCATTAATATAAATACTATTAGTTTCATTATTAACTTCATTAATAGTAGTTATAGCAGGTTGCATAAGAAATGCAATAGCAGTTCTATAATCTATACCAGTATCAATAAGAGTCTTAAATGTACCAAAAGTATATTCATTTTCATTATAAATAGCACCTTCTTTAATAGCATCAAGAATATGAGCAGTAGTTTCAGAACTATACACTGTTGCAAGTTTACCTACAACATTACGATTATTATTACTATTAGCAAGACGATAATGTTTAACTCTAAGTTTAACAGTGTCAGCTTTTGATTTAGCAAGTTTTCCATTTTTATCTAATGGGATAACATCTCCTTTTTTAGTAGTAGGATTATATAATCCATAAGCATTAACAATAGCATCGTAATCATATTGACCATCTGTAATATCATATTCTACAATAATTTCATGTCCTTTACCAAGTTCACTTTTAACATAATTATTAACACTATTAAAAGTATCACGAGTTACAGAAAAAGCTTTAATTGAAGCACCACTCATAGCATTTTCCATAAAATCAATTTGGTCAAGAAGATTATAAGTGCTACGAGCAATAGAACTTGCTCCACGAGCATAATTCATTTCTCTCATAGCATCAGTAATATCATCAAAGTTACTTCGAGAATAATTTTCTTCACGACTATTTTCACTACTCATAATAGCAATCATAGTATCGAGAATATTATTATTTCTAACTTGACGAGGAAGTTTTTCTACTTCTGGAAGAGCCTTAAACTCATTAAAAGTCATAAGACCAGCTTCTTTACCAATCTTATTTATTTCAGCATAATCTTTATCTTTAACTGCTTTTTTAAGACGTTCTTTAAGTTGCTTATATTTGTTAGGATGAAGTTCGTCATCTTCTAAATCAGAAGGAATCTTACTTTCAATATTTTCAGATATATATCTTCTATATTTTCCTAAATCACTGCCGGCAGCTTCAGCAGTCCATTTCTTAATATCAGTAATAGTCTTAGTTTTCTTATCTCTTACAGCATAAATTTCATGACTAATAGCGTATACAGAATCAACATCAAAGTCAGCACCAGTTTGAGTAACCCATTCATCTGGAAGCATAATAGTACTTCCATAAACATCATCAAGAAAACCTACAACTTTAACGACAGACATAGATTGTTTACCTTCAGTAGGGATACGATAAGCAATTTGAATATCAAGACCTTCTTTTTCAAGTTGTTCAATAGGATAATCTTTAGGAATAAGATTACTCCAACGAGGTATCATAACCTCAGCGTAAGCTTCTTGTTTAACATTACCATCGGCATCTTTAACTTCAGGATGATATTTAAGTTCTCTTAGTTTTCCATTCTCATCAAGAACTTTCATACCATGTCCAATTTGAGTAACTTGAGCAGCATGCCATCCAGGAAGCTTTTGTCTTGTAATATTACTATTAAATATAGCTTGAGCAATACTTTCAAGTTTACTACTTACATTATTCATATAATTAGGCATAGTAGGATTACCTAATTCATTTGGAGTAATATAATCAATAAAGTTTTCGTCAAGTCCAAGACGTTGAGCTTCATGACGAGCTTTACTATAAAAATCAGTAAAATCAAGTACTTCTTTTGTGCCATCAATATTAGAAAGACTACCATCTTTATTAACTTTCCAACCCATATTAAAAATCATTTTATTAAAATCATCTTTAATATTAGCACAATAGTTATCAAAGAATTGTTTTATATAAGGAGCAACACTATCATCAGCATTATCAATAATTTTCTTCATAATCTGAATACCAGCTTTATTATGTTCATCTTTCATATGTTCAGGAACATCTTGCTGTTTATACAGAAAACGATAATAATAATCTTCTATTGCTGCTTCTCCATTAGCAATCATTTCTTGTTCAAAATTAGGATTGATGTTACCATCATTATCCCAAAATGTAAGAATGTTCTTTTTAGCAGCTTTAGAAGTTTCAGCAGTATTGACCTGTCCAATATCATGCTTCATCATAATATCATAAAGCTGTTTAAGTTCAGTACCTTCAAGAAATTCAGGAATAAGAACAAATTCAGCATTTTTAATCTGACGAGCATAATGAGTTCTTGTAGCAGTATCAAAATGTTTATCAAAATAGAAGTTCTTTTGAACTTGAATACGAGCATTAATACTTGCTAAATCAATATCTTTAATGGTCTTTTCTCCTCTACGAATAGCATATATTTGAGAAAGAATATCTTGATATTGGTCAAGGGTACCATCTGCATAACGACGTCTAATAAATTCTTCAAGAGTAATATAAGATTGAGCATCATTAGTCTTAGTATTGTCTGCATAACCAGCATATACTTGTTGAGCAATCTTAGTAGCCTGCTCTTCGCTCATCTTAGTTTTAAGAATATTAAATACTTCTTCTCTAATACGATTAGCATATTTACTCGGACGAACAGTATTATAAATAGTAACAGCTCTAAAACCATTACGAGCATTAGCGGATGTACGATACTCACCTGTCTTTCCCTCTACGGGGGAGTAAGCATTAGCAAATTCAGCAATATTAACTCCAGCAACAGTTATAGGCTGAACATTTCCATTTCTATCAACACAATCTTTTATTTCTTGACTAAGAGCATCATTAATATCAAATCCAGCATAAGCTTTACCAGCAGCTTGAACTTCTTTAGCACGTTTAAGAAAATCTTGAGCATTCTTATAAAACTTAACATCTCCCTCAAATAAATCATCAAAAGACATCTCAACATTGGCAGAATTTAGCATACAATCAAATACTTGTTCTGCACTAAAACGTTCAGTAAGAAGTTTATCATATTGTTGAGTTCTACGAACAACTTCTTTATTAAAACCTTTTATCCATTGTTCAGTAATAGAATCAAGAATTTGATTTATTTCGTTAGATAAATTAAGAACAAGTCTTCCATTTTCTTCACGAACAAGACCATGACTCATATTAATACTTCCAGATTGTTGAGTAAGATGTATAAGACCTCCGTCTACTCCCCCGTAGAGGGAGAGTTGTTGTTCCATCAGCTCTTGCACATTAACTCCATCAGTCTGAAATAGTTTTCTAAAACTAAAGAAATTACCAGTAAGTCTACCATCTTTAGCAATAGTTCCATTATAATGTGCTCTATCAATAAGTCCTGTAGTATCTTTTCTTAATTTCCAATTACCTTTAGTATCTTTCTTAAATACATTATTAAGTTGGTCAATATAAGTATTTAATTCATTAAGAAGATTCTGACGAATACCTGTAAATATAGCAACATTTCTATTAACAGTAGTTTCTATTTGACCATTAGCAATGCCTTCTTGACGGATAATATCAGCGATATCTGCATAAAAACTATCACTCATATCTCCATCATTAGTTCCAGTAATATCTACTACTTGGAAATTATAAAGTATATTATTTGTTTCCCCTTGTACTTTTTGTCCTTTAATCCATACAATATCAGTATCATCTTCACTTCTATAAACAATAGGCACAGTAACAGAACCATCTTCATTCTGAATACTATACATATTATTATAGTTAATATTGTCAATAGTACCATTAAATATTTCATAAATATCAGAAGCATTCCAAACTTGTTTCTTAGTTATTTTAGAAGAGCCAATAATATAATCATCATATTCATTTTGATATTTACTTTCAGCACCATCTCTAAAACCAAATAAACTTATATCATATCTTACTTTATTTGCATAAGCGGTAACAGAAGAAGCAACAGGAGTTAATATTCCTTGAGCATCAAGTTTAGGAGCTTGAACTATAAAGTTTTTAGGAGCATCAGAAGGAGTACGCATAAAATATCCGGCATATTTCTGTGATAATTCAACAGAAGAAATACCCATATTTTCACCTATTGCAATAGGATTAAAATAAGCATAAAGATTAGTAAGAAAATAATCACCTTTTGACATACAATTATACATAACAGCATTAGAGTTATCACTATCTTTAATACCATTAAATAGACTTACTTGTATAATCTTACGAGCATTAGGATTAACTCTTACATTACCTCCATTATCTCTTATAAATAGTCCTTCAGAAAGATAATTACCTTTACTATCTTTTACACCCCAAAATAAAGGAGTATAATGATACTGTTCTCCTTTAGTTATTTCTTCAAGAAGTCTATTAAGTCCAGCATTAGCATCTTGCTTATTACCGTAAGCTATTTGTTTAAGAGTGTTAGTAATCCAGCTATTATTTATAATATCAGAAGCAAGATTACCTTCTGCATTAACACTATTAAGTTCATTTTTAACAGCTTTATAATTAACAAGTTTTTTAGCAATATCTATAATAGGATAATTTAATCTACTATAATCAACAGCAGACATATCTCTAACAGGTGCAGCTTCAGTAAATGGAAGTCCTGCTTCGATAGCATTATTCTTTTTAGTAATCCAAGACTTATATGCTTCTCTACCTTTAGCATCAGCAATATTATATTCTTCAACAGTATATTCAACACTTCTAAGAAGAGATATAAGATTGTTTGTAATAGCATCTATGCTATCTTTTACATGAGCAGGCTCGTGATATAAATATCCTTTAAGAGCGACAATATTAAGTTTAGGATAATATTTTTTAAGTATATCATAAATAGTATCTTCTATTTCAGATTTAATTTTATTAAAGTCTTGTCTATCGGCTTCATCAGTATAAGTAGCATTAAAGAAATCATTTTTAAGATTCTTATATCTTGTTTTTAATTCATTAAGTTTATCAACATCATTAGTAGTAAATACATCAGTCATAGTAGACCTTGTAGCATTAAGCATATTATATACAATATAACTTAAAGCATCAGCAGATTTATTAGACTGTGTAAAATCAATACCTTCCTCAGTTAAAACGTTCATTGTTTTAATAATCTTCGGACTGGCAAGTTGAGTAAATAGGTAATTAGCAAATATAGGGTCTTCAATAGCTCTATCTGCAATAGCAATAAAACCATAAAGTTCAGGTACTTGCTGACTCATATTTATAACACTTTCAATAAAATCATTTACAGAATTATAATTTCCATAATTAATTAATTGAGCAATAACAAAGTTAGCTCCCATTGTAGTAGGAACTCCGACTTCATTATTAGTATCATAAGAATACTTTTTGTTACCAAGTTCAGAAGGAGCAGAAAGTCTATAAAGACTATTAAAATATAATTTCAAATCAGCAGCAACAGCTTTATCAAAACTTGCCCAAAGTTTATCTTCCCAAGATTTAGACATTTCGTCTACACTTTCTGAATCAGGATTAATAACATCATTTTCATCTTGGAAATTTTCATCAATAAGTTTATCACTTTCAAGAGTATTCTTAAACTCATTAACAATAGATACAAGTTTAGAACTATCAAATGCAGCATTAAACCAAGCATTAGGATTACCTTTTGCTTGTTCAATCATATTATTATAATTCTTTTGAACTACATTTCCTCTTTCAGCAACAAGAGCGTGAGCAGTATTATATCTATTTCTTTTTGCTTCAAGTAATTTAGCAGTAGTTTCTTTAATAGCATCAGCATTCTTTTTAGTATTTCGTTTAAGCTCTTTAAGTTCTTTAGTAAGTTTGGCAACTTCATTTTGAGCTTCTTTGAAAGCATCAAGTTTTTCATCAAAAAGAGAAGACATCTTTTCTCTAAGAGTTTTATATAAAGGTATAACACAACCATTTATATACTCTGTCTCCATAGTAGAAAGAGCTTGATTAATAACTTTCTTTCTATCAAGTTTAACATGTTTATCTTTACTTTCTTGAACCATTGAATTATACACTCTGTTAATAACAGTAGCAGTATAATCAATAGCTACATTTTTAGCATTAACACTACTAAAGCCTTGCATTGCTTCTGCTTGTGCTTTTGCAGCACTTTCTACAACATCTTTATGTCTTTCTCTAAAATATCTACGAAGAAGACTTCTTACAACATTTTGATTGTTTTTAGCAAGACTTTTAGTGGAATCAAATTTTTCACTCTTTTTACAATAATCAAGAAATTCTTGACTATTAACATAACCGGCAAGAACTTTTGCTTTACGTTCTTTACCATCAGCTACAAAATTAACTGTTGTTTTAAGTCTATCATCAACATCATTAATGATATTAAAACCAAATTCAAAACAATCCATAACTATATAATGATTATGAACAAAAACAATAAAGCCGCCAAATAACATAGCTATTTTTAGCTCTGTATTTGACGGCTTAGGCTCGGCTGACCTATTTATCGGCAAGCGTATTTAAGTTCACCATTTTCAAGCATTTTAGCTATCAATGGCTTATCTTGTTCCGCAAACATATTCAAATAGTCTGCCATATTAGTAATTCGGGTAACGCCGAAAGTTTCAGCAGTAGCACCACCGTCATTAGCTACATGGTCAATAATATATTCTTCAGCAGAAGTAGTAATAGCATCAAGTTCTATTTCATCATCAAGATTAATACTATCAGCATCATCTGAACTATCTTCTGCATCATCAGTATCTTCTTCAACTATACCAAGTTCTTCATCATAGTCGTCTTCTACAACTTCTTTAGAATTCTCAGTATTTTTAGTAGCATCTTTTCCAGCATCTTTATCTGTAATAACTTGTTCATCAACTTCTTCTTTAGTATTATTAATAGTATTATCAATGTTTCCAAGTATAAGATACTGTTGTGCAAATATAGTATTATTTTTTATATTAGTATGACCTTTGCCGAATAATTTTAATAATAAATCAATAATCTTTTGCCAAATAGTTTTATTCTCATTATCAATACCTTCAACAGCAACTTCTTGACCACGATATTCAGTACTATTAAGAAAGTTCATTAAAAGTGGTTGAGTAAGAGTTTCAACAAGCCATTCCTCAGCAAATATACGAGAACGTTCTTCTTCACTCATTGCAGCATATTGGGCATTCTTTTCAGCATTAAATTGAGTAAAATAATCAGTAGGATTAAATTTATTATTTTCTAACCATTGTCTAACTTGTACAGCATTTTTATATTCAGCACTATCTTTACTTGCTGTTTGAATTATATTTTCAATAGCTTCAAGAGTTGCATTATAAGTATCAAATAAATCTTCTACAAGTCCTTGTCTTGCAAATAGATTTTGTTTATTAAATTTATCATGAAGATTTTCATGAATAAGAAGTCGTTTAAGACTAAAAGGAGAACTATTTACATAATTAGCACCTGCATTACCAAAGAAAATTTTGCTATTTCTAAATACAGCATATTCACTAGTAAGTTTACTGTCATAACCATATTCTTCAGGAATAAGAGGTATATTATATACATTATTTCCACTAAGGAAATCTATTTCATCTTGAGGAACAGTAGCATGTTCAAGAAGTTCTTTTGAAGAATTAAGTTTATCAGTAGTTGCAGTTCTAATAGTATCAGCAACAGATTTGTATTCTCCCTCTACGGGGGATTGTTTAGAATCAGGTGCTTCAAGTACAGAAATATCTATATAAAGTGAATTAACTTTATCAGTATTGTCAAAATATCCACCTTGTTCATTTCTACCTTGATTAGTATTAAAAGCATTTTCTTGAAGAACAAAATCTCCAAAATTATCATAAATAGTCTTAACTCCACCTAAGTCAATAACAAACTTTCCATGTTCTTTGTGCATATAAGGATTATCAGATGTATTATCTTGTCCTATATTATCAAGAGTATAAAAAGTTCTATTATAAACTACATTATCAACAATTTCATTTACTATATTATTAATAAACTTTTTATCAACAGAAATAGAACTACGAGATTTTTCACGTTCGCCATTAGGAGCATAACTAATACCTGTTCCTATTTCAGTAGTTTCTTTCTTAAACTTATTAATAACAAGAACATATTGTTTAAGTTGTCCACCAATACTAAGCGCAAGACTATTACTATTATGGACAACACTATATCCTTGAAATATAGTAGGATTATTAATACCAGGACCATTAAATAAAGAAGACAGCTTTTTATCTACTTCTTCATAAGTATATTTGCCTTGCTGGAAACCAGTAAGTATATCAGTAAGTTCATCTTTTAATTGTTTTTTAATTTTATCACCAAGTTTATTAGCACTTGTAAACATGGCAAGTATAGGAGTATCTTCACGACCACCAATAAGCATACCCATACTACCAACTGCAAACGGAGCAGCACTTGAAACAGCTTTACCTGTTTTCTCATTAATTAACATAGTATTTCCATCAGCACTAACAACCCCAACAACAGGATTTCTATCAAATGTTAGTCCAATATCAGATATACCATGTTCAGTATCATCTATTATAGATTTAATATCAGTACTTCCTCCACCATAAGTATTTGCAAGTCCAGCAAATTTAGTAATAATCTTTTTATTAGTAATTAAAGCTGTTTGTATTTTATGAGTATTTTTATAATTAGTAAAAGCATTTTTAATCCATTGTTTATAACTATTTCTATACTCAATTCTTGTTTGAGCAAAAGGATTAAAAAATACTACACCTTCAAGAGCATTAATAATAAATTGTGCTTTTTGGTTATCAGTAACATATTTATCTACAACTTTTCTACTTCTTTCATCCCATTTTTTAGGAAGAACTATAACACCATCTGCAATAGCTTTCTTAATAATTGGATGATTTATAAATTTAGAAATCTCTTCATCATTAATAGCTCTATTTCCATTATTAAGATTATGACGATGCTGTTTATTTACAATATCCCAAAGAACATCATTAGTATCAAATATAGCATTAAACAAAGCATCACTATTAGAAGAATAATTTTCTCCGTCTTGAGTTATATTATAAGCAATACCTCCACTATATTTACTGATAAATACTTTATATCCAGTATTAGTAGAATTAGGAGTAACAGTAGAGATAAACCCTATTTCTTTACCATTTACTTTTAGACTAATAGAATTAAGATTACCATTTCTATCTGGCAAATATTCTATTTCAACATCTTCTCCTCCATTTAATCCTGCAATAAGTCTTTCATATTCTTCAGTACGTCTACTACTTGGAGAAATATGCATATAATTATCGAGTTGAACTTCTTCAAGTCTTGCATTAGTAACACTATTAAAGAACTCAACAGGATTTTTAAGTATAGCATTTAGACTTCTTCTATAAGTAAATTCATATTTAGTATTAAGAGGATTGGTAATATAATCACGCATATTATAAAGAATATGCATAGCAGTATCAATATCAATACCTATGTCTTCGTTATAAATAATATCATTAAATAAACGTTCAAGATTAATTATAACTTTCTGTCCTTTAGGAGTAGCAATATCTTTATATTCTTTATATGTATCAAGAAGTCTATCTATAATAGTATCTAATTCAGCATCATTAAGGGATTTAGTAATAGCCGCCATATCTTTTGTCATGTCTGCTTTAGCAGCAATACTATCAGCAAGATTTTTGAATAAGTCTGCTTTACTATCTTTACTCCTTGCAAGTTTTCTACTTATCATATTAAGAGCAAGACAAGCACCTCTTTTAGCCGCAGCTGGAGCAAATCCAACACTAACACCTTGCTCTTCAAGATGTTCAGTAATTATAGTAATAAGACGTTGAACTTCAGGACTATTAATATCTTTTCCTAAAGCATCATCAAATATATTACGAGATGTTTTGGAAATATCAAAAGCAATAGTACTTGCTCTACCAACAGCTTCGTCATCAATAGTCATATTAAAAGCCTCAGCAATTTTAGCAGCATCAGCAATAGCAGCTTTATCAAAACCTTCTACTTCTTCCGCAGTAATAGTTGCTTTAGCAGCTTCTTCTTCGGCAGTTTGAGTAGGTACTTGTCGAAGTTGTTGTGGAGTTAATGTTTCCTTCCCCGTAGAGGGAGATGGTTGTGAGTTAGTTTCCTCCTTATTACTATTAGCTTCAGCAGCATCATTAACAGCATTAATATTTTCTCTTACTTCAGCAGCTTTCTTTTCTGAACCTTTAGAACCATCTACAACAACTTCTCGTTCTGATTCTTGTTGTTTTCTACGTTTAGATTGTTCTTCACGAACAGTAGCCATTATACTTCTGGTATAACCATCAGTACTATAATATCCAATTTTAAGTATGTCAAGTTCTTTTTTAAGACTTTCTACATTACCAGCCATAATATCATTTATAGCTTTTTGTAAATTATCTTGTTGTCTAATATAATCTTCAACTTTTTTAGCAGCATCATCAAGTCTTTTCTTAGCAAGTTTATCTACTTGTTGTTCTGTATCGCTTACACGTTCAACAAAGTCTTCTTGAGTCTTAGGAAGATTAAATTCAGTAAATGAAAGAGCATCTTCTACTCCAATTTGTTTATCAATAAGTTCAGTAACAGCCTTAGGTAATGAGCCAGCATCTTCTCCTGTAATAAGACTTTCAATAACATTTATAGTCTTATTTATTTCAGAAGAAATAGCTTGGTCATTAATACCTATATTTTCATATAGTGATTGTATTTGTTTAGCAACATCACCTTCAAAAGGATTATTATCATTAAGAAATTTAATAAGACTTTTTCTACGATGATTATAATCTCTTTCATATTGATTTTTAGCTTGTTCAGTAATATTATGATTTCTATAATCTTCATACATAGCTTGCTCCATTTTATCAATTTGAGCAAGTTGTTTTTTAACATAATTAGTTATAGCTTTACGTCTATAATTATCTATTAATGTAGAATCAGCAGTATTAAGTTCATTTATTTTATCTTCTAATAAATCTCTTCTTTCAGAAAGTTCATTAACTGCTAATTGCTCACGAGTAATTTCGCGAGCAGCAATTCTTGCAACAGAATCATTTTCTACTTCTGTATTTCTAAGAACATTATATAAATTAGTTTGATAATTATTAGCAACTTCATCTGCTTTTTCAAGCATTTGTTGGCTAAATTGTCTATCTCCAGCATTAAGTTCTAACCCGGCTTCTTGAAAATATCTATCAAATTCAGGACTTGAAACATATTCTTTAAATAAATCATAATTACCAGCATCAACAGCATTCATAGCCATAGCAGAAACATAATCGTTTACAAGTTTAGCCTTTTTAATTTCTGCTTCTTCAGGAGTAATTGATTTATTAACATCTACACCATCTTCTTTAAGACGTTCTCCAGTAATAGGGTCTTCTCTATATTCATCAGGACTTTTAAGGTCATTAAGAAGTTTCATATCATCAACAAACTTCTTATTCATAGCAGCGCGATTATTTATTTCAGAAGCTCTTACTTTTTCTTCAGCAGTCATATTAGAAGCAAAATCTTCATCACTAAGTTTACCTCTTTTATGTTTATATAATGCTTCTCCTTTTCGATAAAGATTTCCTAATGCTTTACCAGCAGCTTGAAAACCCATACCTCCAAGAACTCCCCAAAAAGCTTGTTCCCATATTTCTCCATCAGTAAGATAACTACCTATTGTACGAGGAGTAAATTCAGGGTCAAGAATCATTTCAGCAACTTCTTTACCTTTTTCAGTTTGAATACCTTGATAACCTTCTTCAATACCTTCAGACCATTCAATAGTTCCAGCAGTAGTAAGAGGATGTTTTAATCCTTCTTTAATTCTATCTAATCTATTAGATAACCAAGAATTTTTAGAAGTAGCTTTAGTAGCATTTTCAGTAGTTTCTCCTACAAGACTTTTAATAGCTTTTTTATTTTCTTGTCTTAATGCAGCAGTAGCAGTTTTATTAGTCATTCCTTTCCAAAGACTACCAATAGCTTTAAATTGAGCAATATCCATAAGAAGCATAGCATAGTCATTACGGAAAGTTTCATCAGCACTTGCTCCAGCAATATAATTAGCCATTTCTTCATCTGTTTTGCCAGCAAGTTGAGGATTTCTTTCAATCATTTTTTGCTTTTCTTCATCAGACATTTGTTGAATACGACTAAGAGTATTATCTCTCACATCTGTATATACACCTCTTGCTTCAAGATAATTTTCCATAGTACGAGAAAGAAAAGCATTGGCTCCTATTTCTGTACTAACACCTATTGATTTAGCAAGACGAGCAGTTGAACGAGTAGTACCTGTAACAGCTTTAGTAGCACGAGCAGCAAGACGTGCAGCTTTTGTACCTATATTAGTTATTTTACCAAGAGCACCGAGACCTTTAACAACAGTAGTACTTGGAATAAGCATAGAAGCAGTACTTGCTATACTAACAGAGTTATTTGCCCACCATCCAAAATCTCCAAGTGCCCAAGTAGCATTAGGGTCTTTTTGATATATTTCAAATCTATTACTAACATCATTTTGAAGTCCTTCTAACCAAGTACTAACAGGATTAGTATAATCATTTTCACCTTCTTCCGCTCCTATATTTATTGCAGCATCTACAAGATTACTAAGACCTAAAGCTGTACCAAGAATTACTTCATTTCCTACAGCTTGAACAACAGCATTACCAGCTTGTTCAAGAGCAGATTGATTATTAGCACGTTCTCTTTGAAGTTCTTCTTCAGTATTAACAGGATTAATATGTACACCATAATCATCCCATTTTTCAGTACCAGTATTAAGATGCGTTAAATCATAACTATTAGCAGCAAGAGCTTTACCTATTCTGCTTCCATAATCTAAAGCATCATTATAATTATCACTTTGGATAAATTTAGGAGACCCAGCAGGATTTTTCTTGCTGGGTTTCTTATAATTAGGATTAGGAACACTAACTCCATTCTTCAAAAAATCATCTATATTCATAGTATTACTGTATTGTATAAATATCTTCAATTAATCTATTAAGAACAGCTTCTGGAGCAACACCATATATTTGTCCAATAGTTTTAGCAGAATTAACCATAGTACTTCTTATTCTTTGATTGATAGTATTTTCATCAGATGACATAAAAGAATTTTTAGCAGAATTATAATCATTTATTGCTGTTGTAAGAAGCGTAGCATCTTCTTGTCCTATAACATTAGTTAAACCTCCAAATTGAACTTGATACATATTATTACCGAGTCCTGTTATTGATACATTACCAAGACGAGGATTAAGATTAGAATCAGATAATATACGAGTAGATTTAGTTGCTCCTGTTATAGCAATAGTATTAAATGCTTGAACATAAGGGTCTTGAATCATAAATTGAGAAGCAGTTTCATTAATCATTCCGGGAATATAAAATCTTTTTTGTTTGCCATCATCAACAACATTTCCTTTACTATCTACTTTAGGTAAAATAGTAATATTATATCCAGAAATAGGAGCACCAGTTAATGGGTCATAACTTCCAGGAACAATAGTAGGACTAAATACAGCACGTTTATCTTTAACAGCTTGAAGAATTTCAGAACCATAATTAAATCTTTCTCCACTATCTTCAACTAATTTACGAGTACCACCTTCTTCAGTCATATACATTTGATTCTGACTAAAATCAAGTCCTCTAATAATATTTTCAAAAGAATCATCATAATACTTTTTATAAGTAGAATATTGTTCTTTACTAATTAAACCTTTATTATATTGGTCAAGAAGAGTAGCATCAGTAAAATGATTACCATCAAGATTAAGACTACTAACTGTTATTGTAGTAGGAGCAACTTTATATTTATTAGTAAGTTTAGTAGTCTCTTCTACACCATCATTATATGTTCCAGCCATTATACGAATTGTATTTCTATCTGTATCAGAACTTAATTCTCTTTCAGAGGTACCATATGGATTAGATTCATTAGCATATCTTATTCTATTTTCTCCGGAATGTATGCTAATACCATTTCCATCAAGAATATCAACAGAAAAACGACCTCTTCCTTGAGTAAGTAATTGATATCCAGTAGCCCAAAATCCTTTATTAGCACGAGTTTCTGCTTTTTCAATAATAGAAGAAATCATAGGCAAAGAATACATTGCAGACTTAGGAATAATAATTTTATTACCCTCACGTCTAATACCTAATTTAGAATAGCCTTCATATTCTCCGCCATTAATAATATTATCAACATTTTGTAATGTTTTATCACTTAAATTAATAACAGCAGTTTGTCCGTCTTTACCATATAAACTATTAATACTGTTAATAAGTTTATCATCATATTCAGAACCACCATTTTTACTTGAAATAAGTTGTCCTCCAGATTTAATACGAGCAGCAAATAAAAAATTAGCTTTATCTTTATTAGACATATTAGCAGTATAAGCATTAAGATTAGTATTAGCTTCATTATATGCTCTAACATTAGCATATATTTGTTGTCTATTTGCAGCAGGAATATTATACTTATCAAGTAGTTGCTTCATATTATTTATAGTACCAGGCTCAATAAGAAGATTTCTACCAGTAAGTTGTTTATATAAAGATTTAATATTATTTTCAGCCATATTTTTAGTAGAAATAAATTCAGCAGCAGCATCTACTTTTATTTCAACAGGAGTATTACGTCCATTCATAGTTGCTTCAGACATTCTAAGTCTTTCAGCTTCAGCAGCTGCGGCAGCTTTTGCTTGAGCAGCTTTATATGTAGCAAGTCCATTACCATAAGTAGTTTTACTTACAGAATTATAATAAGACGCTGCTTGCACAGCAGGGTCTACTCTTTTACGAAGATATTGTTCTTCTGAAAGATAAACTCCATTAGCATCAGTAACATCACTTTCAAATGGTTTATTATCATTAGCTTTAACAGCTTTATCATGTCTCCATCGTACAACATTATAATCTTGTTTAATACTTTCAATAGCACCCGGAGTAGAAGCTATCATAGAATTAATACCTTGCCAAATCTTTTCACGACTAAGACGTTCCCATTGATTAGTTGTACTATTATAAACTTCTCCATCAAAAGCTTTAGATGGGTCAGTAGTAACTTTACCATTAGAATCTAACCAACGAGTCATAGTACCACCACCAGATTCTTTAGCGGCAATAGAAATTCCTTGTACAACAAGTTGACTCAATGGAACAATAGCAGTAGGAGAACTATTAGGTGTCCATTTAGTACCACCAATAATATTACCATTCTTATCATAAGTATCTTCATAATGATAAGGATTATTTTCGAGATAATAATCTTTATAATCTTGAGGAAGAGTTTTATCATTTTCAACTTTTTCTCTAAAAGCTTTATAATCTTTTTGAGCTTGAAGACGACCTATCATGCCTTGGTCAGAAGCAAGATTTCCAGCTTTAGCAATAATATCATCAAGAGCAGCATAAGAATTACCATAAATAGTATTTTCAGCTACAGTTTCTTTAATCTCGTTAATCTTTTGCTGACGCCATTCACTTTCAGCTTCATTTAAATCAAGATTAGCCATTGTAACTTCAAGGTCAGAGGCAGCCTTTACTGCTTCTTTATGTCCTTGTTCAAGAGTATCATACGTTTTACCTAAAGTATTAAGGTCAATAGACGGTACGTACTCACGAGAAATATAATCAAATGTTTTCATATTAGTAATATTATTTTAATCATTATCTGAAGACTTTTTACCTTTCTTCTTTTTACCATAAGCTTTATCGTAAGCTTCAATATCTTTATCAGTAATACCTTTTATGCCCACAGCTTTAAGTATTCTTGGATTTACATTAGGATTAGCCGCCATCATTGCAAGACGAGTTTGTCTTTCAGACTTTCTTTTTTCTGTTCTACTAATAACATCTTGCACTCCAGTATTTATTGTATTAATAAGAGAAACATCATTTTCTGCTTTCTTTTCAAGCACTGCATTATCAAAAGCTGCTTTCTTTTCACTCCAATCATTATAATCTCTAATATTAGCATCAGTTACTGATTGTTGATTAAGTTTATCTTTATTAATCAATTCAGTTTCAATATTTTCTTTACTACCATAAAGTTCATTAGTAGACAACATATTTGCAAGACGAGCATGTTGTTTTCTTGCAAGAGCAACACGAGAACTTGCTGTATTATTATCAACACTTCTTTCATAAGCTGCAAGCGTTTCTCGCATTTTATCAAGTTGAGGATTTATATTAATACGAGTTTTAAGTTTAGCAGCTTTGCGAGCAATAGGTTCACGATTATATTTTAATTTATTAAGCATATCTCTATTCATTTTATGAGATACAAGTCCACCTATTATATTAGAACTAAGTCCTATTCCATCAATTATAGTTTCAGGATTATCACTTATATATTTTCCAACTTTATTAGTAGTACGATTAAACCAATTATCTTTCTTTTTGTCTTTTTTATCAGCATTATTAGTAGACGAAGTATTATTTGTAGGATTAGGATTTTGCCCAATAGTATCTTTTTTCTTTGATTCTATATGTTCTTCTCTTAGTTCATCATTAATAGATGGACTTAAAGATGGGTTATATTCATAACCATCATCTTCTTCATATAAATCAGGATTAATACCTTTAGGACCACCTCCAGCTTTTTTAGTACGACGAGTTTTATCATATCTATTATTCCACTCCCCCGTAGAGGGAAACATCCTTAATTTAGTCCTACCATTAATTGTAACTGAATAAAGTCCTCCATGTTTAGCTTTACGAGGACTTCTTTTAGTACCATCATCATTCATATTATGTTTATCTTTAAATTCTTCTTGTCGATTAAAAACTCTATTAGGATTTTCTCCACCCATAACTTTTTGAGCAGGAGATTTACCATTTAGAAAAGGAACTGAACTAAATACTTTAACTTCATTTTTTCCAATGTGCATTACTTCACCACCCTCAACTTCAAGACCAGTACGAGGATTTCTTCCAATATCAATGCCACCGTTCTTATGTTTACGTCCAGCCATATAATAGTAGTTAGCCCCTAAAGGAACAGCAGTTCCACCTCTAACTACATTAGGTTTAAGAACTTTCTTTTTCATAAAAATATGAATTATTATGAATTGATTTTAAGCTATATATAGCAATATGTTTGAGTATTGAACTATCCTAAGACTTTATATATTAAAATCAGCATATAGCTAAAAATAGCTTATTTAGAGCGTTTTGTCTTTCTGCGTGTACCAAATCGAGCTTGTTTCAGTCGGTCAGCATACTCATTACCAGCAGCATTATTAGTATTAACTGCATTAACAGGATTACCATTAGCATCTGTTTGATAACTATTCTGTTCAATACCAGTTTTAGGAGTATCATAAGCAAATCCATCAGATTTCTTAACTTGTTTTTGAGGTGTAGTTGATTGTGTAGCAGCACCAATCATATTACTTACACCACTAATAGCACTACCAATTCCAAATAATGCTTTTCTACGAGTTCCATATTTAGCAGCAGTAGTTTTTTGTTGTTTCTTTAATTCAGCATTACGAGCAATTTCTTTAGAAGAACTAATATATCCTGCTGTGGTAGCAGTAGATTGTAAACTACCGGTATAATTAGGTTTAGTATTATTAGACCCTCCATTTATTGCTCCAGCAATACCATTAATTCCAGAAACAATAGTATTACCAAGATTATCACCTTTGAACTCTTGTCCAATATTTTTGAAATCACTAACAATTTCACTTCCAAGATTAGCTCTTTTTCTACCACCACATTTGAACTTTTTGGCAAGAGCTATACGGTCATTACCTTTATTTTTCATATTAACTTTACCACCATTTTTAAGAGTAATTTTATTACGATATTCATCAACATAGTCTTGATTAGCATATTGAGCACTCATAGCAGCAGCTTGTTGAACACCTTCGCTTCTTGTTTGTTCTTCTTGAGCTTGTCTATATGCTTTCTCTTGAGCTTTCTTTTGCTTACGTTTACCAATAATACCACCAACAAGATTTCCTACTGCTCCAATAGCTGCACCAATAAATGCTTTTGGACGACCATTATCATTAATAACTTTACGTTTCATATTTGTAAATTATTTAGTTATATTATATTTAAGTTCTTCAAATTCAATCTTAAGATTATCACTATTAGAAAATGTAAATTCTACAACAAAATAATTACCATATAGTCTGCTCATAGTAAAAGCGTCACCATAATTATCATAATTAGCAATATTATTTCTTAGATAATTATAATTCCAATTACCAAGTTCCCAATAAGGTTTTTTATAATTACAGAATACATTTTTAGCTTCTTCTTTATTAATAAGAATATCAAGCTCTCCAGTATCAACCTCATTATTATATACTTTAAGTAAATCAGCACTATATGGAGTAACCATTCCCTCTACGGGGGAGTAAGTATAATCAATTTTAGTAGGATTTACAAGTTTATTCAGTTTATAAGTAATATGTTCTAAGAATTTAACATTATCATATTGTTCATTAATTATAATTCCTATCTTAGCAGGAAGTAAAGTAGTACTTCTAATTTTATTTTTAACATTATCTGCATTACCATAAGAACTACCATCTTGAACAAATTGATGTAATGAACAATCAGTATGAGTATCTTCATTACATTTTAAGTAAAGTTTAGACTTAGTATTATAAGCCTCATCAAAATAATAACTATGTAAACTAACAAAATGATTAGCATTATAATTATAACTTAGAACAACATCTTTTTCGACATTATCTACTTTATAATTCATTTTAATAAGAATACGATTATTAAATTTGTCATTAGCAAATCGTACATTATAAGGCTTATATTTATCAAGCCATTGAATAATATCATCATCAATAGTATTTAATTGTCCATTATCAAAATTATAAAAACGATGAAAATCATTATTATAAAAAGTATAACCAAATTGGTCTACAATATAAGATTTGTCGTCTTGTAAACCACCATATCCAAGAGCAGAAGTAAACACTTCTTTATATGAAACTTCAAAAGCATCGGGCTGACTAAGTTGAATAGACTTATCTTTTGTTTCAAGAGTATTATCAGTATCAAACATAAATAGACTATGTTCTGTATGAACAAGTAACATAGTACCAATACCAATTAAATTAGTAATAATTCCTTTATTTTCAGTAATATTTTTATATGCCTCAACAGGAAAAGTTCTCCATCCATTAGCACGAGTTTCGTCTTGAATAATAGAACTTCTACGAACAGTCTTTTCAAAATTATCAACAGACACTAAATCTTCACGATAATTAGTAAAAGTCTTAGTATTAAAAATATCAGAACTACTTTGTCTATTTTCAAATAAATCTATACTATTAGCTGGAGTAACAATACAACCTGTTTGAAATTTATTATTTTCATTAGCTTTATCAAGATTACTTGTATCTTGTCTTACATAGAATACATATCCAGTAGGTTCATTCTTAAAACATTTACTTTCATAAAAATGGTCATCAATAACAGGAAATTGGCAATAAGCTAAAAATGGAATATTTAATTCCCAAGTATGTCTTTTGTCAGCTTCAGAAATATAATATTTATTATTAACTTTAGTTCTATATGCTATATTATTAGAAGTATTAAAAGTAAAACCAGGATTTTCATATATTAAACATCCATCATAAGTCATTACACCATTAGCATCTTTATCAGCATTACTTAGTGAAGTACTATATTGTATATTAGTACATCTAATAAGAGTTTTATCATTAGACATATAAATGTCTCTACTTGCATTAAATAAAGTAGCTTTATATATTTTTATTTTATATTTATTATCAGCAGTTGGAATATAAGATGGAAAAAGATTATAAGCATCTTTCATTTGTAAAGTAGTACCAAGACCCATTCTACCATCTGCAGCACTATCCGCAATAGCTAATTTATATTCTGGTGTAGCATACATTGCAGGAGCAGTTTCAAATTCTCCTACATTTACAGTAGTTTCAGATTTATCAGTTTGTCTAAGTTTATAACTATCAACTTGAGGTTTGTTCATATCATGACAGAACTTATAAGCATTACCTCGTTGATTATAATCCCAATTAGGAATATCTAATGGGTCAAAACAATTTATAGCATCAATTCTAAGTAAATTATAATCAAGTCTAATAGAATCAGAAATATCATATTGACCACTATAAAAATACATTGAATCAGACTTTTGACAATTAGCAGTATATAAGTTAAAGAAAGTACCATCTTTATCTATAACACAATCTTGACTTCTAAAATCATTTCGAGTAAGAATACCAGTAACACGTTTGATTGGTTCAAATTTTTCATAAGATAAAAACCAGCCAACATAACCTTCAGGAATAGTAACTCTAGAAATATTATATAAATATCTATTTATTGATGTTGCTCCATGACTATTAATAGGAACTCTAAATAATCTATCTCCATTATTATTTATATAAGGAAGAAAATTACTAAAACCAAAACCAGAAGTAATTTGATACCATTTAACATTAAGATAATCACTTGAAGCAAAACTTCTAAATAACTGTGAGAAAGCAGTAAGAAGACTTGAAGTAACATCACCTGTTAGAGTAGTACCATTAATATTAGAATATATACGAATATCACTTGTATTTAAATCATAACCACCAGTACCATATACATAATCATTAACAGCAACATTATTATCTATTGGAGCGGCCCCATAATATGTTTTACCATTATAAGTAAATGGAATAGGAACAATTTCGTAACTTGGAGAAGTTTCACCATAGTATTTTATATTATTATTTATTCTATATCCATTAGTACAATGACCATACTTATCTACATAATGAATAAAGAAATTATATACTTCTCCTTCAATAAGAGTATGTTGCTTTTTACGAGTATCAAAAGAATTATTAGGATTTAAATAATTAACTCCACTATTAATAGCATACTTATCACAATTAATTTCTAAAGTAGAATAATTATAATCATTATTATATTCTAATCGTAAAGTAACAACTCCAGTAAATTTATAAACAGTAGTTTCCCAAGTTTCATAATTAGAATCTACTATAATAAAACTTATAAAGTCAGGAATAATATATTTTCTTGAATAACCAACAGCACCAGGAGTAATATCACTACTTTTTTCTACAATATATATATTTCTGGCTTGAGCTACTTTTGAAGTATTTTGTGTAGTATTACCGTCTTTAGTATATATAGTACAAGTACCAGATATGTATATATTAGTAGTATCGTGGACATTAAAGAAAGAAGTTGCAGGAATACCTTTATCACCACCTTCATATTGATTATTATGTCCACCAATATCATTATCACTCATTATAGTATAATCTCGAGATATACCACTTCCTGTAATAGAATTCTTTACTAAATTAAGAGATATATTATCTACAAGATTTTCTATATTTTTATCATTAGCATTATTTTCTTTATAATTAGAAATATAAAGTTTATTTTGATAGTTAATAATATTTTTTACATCAAAATAATTATAATTATCTATGATAAACTCTTCAGCACTTGCTTCAATTAAAGAAGCATTATTAAGTATAAATTCTTTAATATAACTACCATAAGAACCAAAATCAGCATTAATATCTGAAGTTCTAAAAGCTTTAGTATAACTTTTAGAAGCACATATAATACCTATTTGATATTTATCATATACATTATTTTTAGAATTAAAAATAATATCTATTTTAAAAGTTTCATTAGCTATATCAGAAGTATTACTAAAATAATCAGAACATCCAGCACAAAAACCATCTTCTGGTTCTTGAGGAGTAACAATAACATTAGCACCTTGATTATTCATTCCTGTTATCTTTTGTCTAAAAGCATATTTAGTAACAGCATAATGTTCAAGAGTATCAATAAATATAGGAAAACCAAAACTAAACCATTGTGTATAATCAACAGAGTTAATCTTAAAACGAACAAAAAGATAATACCATCCTTTATAGGCATTACCTTTAACATAGTTAAGATTTCTCATTGCTGGAATATAAACTTCAGGAGATATTGATAGTACACTATTTGGAACTTCTTTATCATTAAAAATAGTTTCATCATCATAATTTCCAAGATTAATAATACGAAGAGGTATTTTCTCTTCCATACCATCATATTCAGCAATAGCTATAATAAGACTATTTTCTACATTATAAGTAAATGTTCCTTTTATTTTTCCACCATGATATTTAAGATAATTAGTACTATTGTTTCCATAAACGCAGTTCATAGATTCTTCAGCAGTAGACGTAGCTTCTCTATATCTAAATATTTGAGCTTTTGTTGAATCATCATTATTTACAGATATAATAACAAGTTCTACATTACAAGGTATTATAGCTACAATAGTATAATTATTAGAACCGTAATATTCATTTAATTTATTACGAATAAAAGTATTTTCTACAATACTTTCTTCATTAGTAATACAGCTCTCATCATTTGCAAGTTTAACATTTAGAGCAGTAACTAAAGATAAATTTTCAGCATCTTTAGGATGTAAATTTAATTGAAGTTTAGGAGAAATATTCATAGCTTATTCTCTTGGGTCAAAAGTATTAATAAATAAATTAGAACGAAATAATTTAGAAGCATCATCTATACTATTGTTCAAAATACTTCTCTTAGCTTCATTTTTAAGTTGAGTCCACATATAATATGGATTAGTTCCATATTGAGAAGCTTGAAGATTAAACACAGGATGTTTATATCCTCTACATAACATTTTATACATACAATAATAAGCAATAGCTTCTATAAGAAGTCCATTATTGGGAATTACAGGAAGTTCACATCCAAACCTTTCACTACAAGTTGTTTCAATATAATCATATTCTATATAAATAAAATCAGTATCAAAATTTAATTCAATTTTATCGTTATTTACTATAACATAATTATAGTTTTTAGTATTATTACCTAAAGTATAATGTTGAACATTATATCTAAATGGATATTTATCATTAACAGTATTAGCTATAACATAATCTGGAGCTTGTTTATTTCCAGTTTCAATAGCATTAATTGTAGATGAAGTAATATCAATACTTGTACCGCTCGTTTCACTCGCGGACTCCCCCGTAGAGGGACAATCATTACAAGCATTGCTATCTTTAGCTTCTTCTATTTTACATCCCCTATTATTATATATTTTAATATTATTATTAGTAAGAGGACAATCAGAATAAGCAATTCTATCTATAACAATTAGCTTTTTCTTCTTACGTTTAGTACGAAGAATATCTAATTGTGCCATAGCGTCAATACACCAAGCACCGACACGAGGTATCCAATCACTATTATCAGGATTAAAATCGTTGTCAATCTTAGCTATTATGCGCTCCACGTTTGTATTTACATTGTTCAGCATTTCTGACATAATTCAAATATTTAGTAGGATACTTATATAAAAGTATATTAAGTTTATATTTAATATCAACTTGAAGATTATAAATATCATCTAAAGTGTTACATAATTGATTTGCCATTTGAATATAAGACATACCTCTATATTTAGAAGCTACATATTCAGTACGTTGATAATCTAAATTACTACTTCTAAATATAGAAGATTTAATAAAAGTAAATTCATACCAATTAGTATCTTCTTTATAAACTCTATAATCTACAGCATCATAAGGAATATGTCTTGCTGCATACCAAGCAGCTTCTTTGTCATCATATAATTTTATTCCTTTAGAAATAAGTTCTTTCTTTTTAGCATTTGTTGCCGCATAATCTAAATGAACTTTATGTTTGATACGAGTAGTATCAAGTTTCCAATGATTTATAACATATGTACCTATACCATAACCAAACTTATATCCCATTCCTTCAAGTACACATTTATGTACTTTATTATAATAAGCTGTTATATATTTACGATAAGTATTAAATTTAATATCTTTACGTTTACTTGCTATAACAATTAATTTATTATATTTATGTTCATTACGCAGTATATTACAATATTTAGTAATTTGAATAAGTAAACTTCTATCAGTAGTTTCAGAAATAACAGATAATTTTTTAATAACAGTATTATAAAGATATTCAGAAGAATTATATTCTTTATTATTCCACTCTTTATCATAAGATGAAAGAATAATATCAAATTTATCTTTAATGTCTTCAATATGTTCAAATAGATAATTATATACTTCTTCTTTTGAAGTTTTAATAACTTCAAGATTTTTATTATATTCAGCTATATCTATTTTAGCATTATGTATAAATTGAAGATAATAACCTTTAATAGTAATATCTGGAATCATATTTTATCTTTATCTTATAATATTTTCAGCAGATATTTCATTAGTATCTCTAATTATATTAGTATTCCATGTTTCAAGAATAATTTTCTTAATAGAACTAATCATATCTTCGGGAAGAAGAAATTCATCATTATCATCAATATTATCAATGTCTAATTTGCCTTCAATAGTTTCAGTTTTAATTAAATGAGGATATTCAAATACAGATTCAACTATAATAGTACCAAGAGTAGAAAATTTACTATTTTCTGGAATATTAATATAAATATATTCATTGATATAATCATAAGTAATAGCAGGACACATACCGGGAAGTTTTCCATAATATTGAGCAGATGCTTCTTTAACAAAAGCAATTTCAATAGGATTTTTCATACCCACAGTACGAACAGAATGAAAAGGCAAGTTATTGGTAAGACGAACAGGACGAGGAACTTTATTAATAGTTCTTTTAACTTTAGCAATATTAAGATTATCAGTACCAAATATATCTCCATCTGGAATATCAGTAATAGTAAGTTTAAATCTCTGTTGTAGAACTTTATCAGTATAATTATGATTACTATAACTACGTCTAATAACTTCGTTACGAGCATGAATTATACCAAGTTTAATAGCACGACGAACAGGGATACTATCAGGTTGCTTAACAGAATGAGCAATCTCTGAAACAAGTTGTGCAATAGAAGCCATATCAATATTATTTTTATTAGTTAGTTTATAATTGCTATGATTTTGGACAAATATAATATATTTGTTTCAAATATCAGCATTAAATCTAAATTATTTATATAAAAAAAATTGCAGTAGCATATTTATTATAATATACTACTGCAATAAAAACTCATTTATTAGAATTATGATTATTCACAATGACATTTGCATAAAAACCTTTTAGCTTTAGGGAAAATAAGTTGTCCAATATATCCAGTTAAATAAGCAGCTTCTTCACTATAAGGATTAATATTAAACTTCTCTAATATATGAGTAATTAAATGATACCTTTCATGGTCATAACTATTCATAAATTGAGCAGGAGTAGAAGTATTAGAAATCACAATAATAGAACATCTAATATTAGAGTTAGAATAAGTAAATCCAGTATTTAGTTTATTATTAGACATGCTATTATAAGCATCATTAATGTAATTATCAGAACAACTAATAGTTCGTAATCTTTTAAGAATTTCATCTATATAATAACTATTTACATGATAATAAACATATACTTTCCAATTATATTTAGGAATAGTAAAATATTGTCTTAACATATCTCATACCAATCAATAGGAATACCATTTCCAACCATAGTAGCTACCCATCTTCTAAAAGTAGTTTCATCACTTGCATCAACATCATCAACTGTATCTTTAACATACTTTATTAAATGATGTTCATCTTCAATAGAACTACCAAGATAATCAGCTTTACACATAGTAGCAGCAAAAACATAATCATGCATTATTTTATTTTTCAATTCAATATCATATTCTTTTAGAAGATTATCTACTTCTTCTTTAGTATAAGGGACTATATGTTCTTCCTTATTAGTTTTAGGATTTCGTTTAGTCATTAATTTTGTAGCATAATCATAAGCTTTCTTATTAAAATGCCAACCAAAATTATTAATATACCTTTTCATACCAACAGGCATATCTTCATAAATATCTAAAGGTGTATGTTTCATATAGATAAAAATAAAGGTAGGAGCAATAATGCCCCTACCAATTAAACATTAGTAACGGCTATAACGTCCGCCACCGCGATTATGACGCATACCTCGATTACCGTATCGCTCATCGTCATTATAATCATCAAAATCATCATCAACTCTACTGCCAGCATCAGAACTACGTCTATTCATGCGAGAACCACTTCTGGCATCTTCCAAACATTTGATAGCTTTATTAAAACATTTAAGTCCTTTAGACATATGTTCAATGATACCATCAACTTTATCTTCTGTAATTTCTACTATATACACATATTATTATCTCCTTATTTATTAAATAGTTTTAGTTCTATCTTTTAGATATAATCTAAAATTACATTTAACTATTTTGAAATTAATAGGAAATTTATTACATCTAAGTATAGAATATAGCAATGTTTTATCAATACTTTTAATTGTGTAAGCCTTACCATTTCTAACACAACATATCTTATAGTATTTATTATAGAACATAATATTAATTATTCTAATATATTTATTATAGAATTTACTTATACCAATTTCTTTACCATTCCAATTAGACCATTTAATACCAGTTTTACATTGTATAGTATAAAGAAAATGTTTAGAATCAGCATATTTTAGCCAACCAAAGTAAGCACACATTCTAATTTTAAATTCTTTCTTAGTAATTTTCTTATTAACATATCTATTAACTAAACGAGTAATTCTAAGTTTTATAGATTTTCTAATAAGAGTATGAGTATGATAAAATACATATCCAACAAAATCAATACCTCTGCTATCAACAGGAAATATCTGATAATTTGGTTTAACTTTAAGACCAATAGTAGCAAGATATAGTTTTATATAAATAAGTACTTTTCTTAGAAATTCTTTATTACTACTTAGTATAACAATATCATCAGCATATCTATAATAAAATTTACATTTAACTTCTTCTTTACATAAATGGTCTAATTCACTAAGATATAAATTAGCGAAAAATTGAGATAGATAATTGCCAATAGGAACACCTTTATGTTTACTTAAATATTTAGTATCACATTTATATATATTTATATTATCAGTAGACTCAATAATTTCATCTAATAAATATAGAAGTTCTTTATCTTTAATCTTACGTCTTATACAAACTTTAAGTTTGTCATGAGGAATACTTGGATAAAACTTAGTAACATCAAGTTTAAGACAATATTTAGTATCATCTTTATTATATTTTAAAGCGCTTTTTATATCTTTGGCACAAGCATGAATACCTCTTCCTTCTATACAACTATAAGTATTATTAATTAAAGTTTTAGTCCAAATATCTTTAGTAACATTAATAATAGCATGATGAGTAATTCTATCAGGATAATAAGGTAATTTATATATAATACGTTCTTTAGGTTCATAAATCTTATCTATCTTATATTTAGAAGTTTTATAAAGACGATTACAAAGAATATGAACTAATTGTTCATTATCAAATAGTTTATTATCATCATGTTTTTTAATTGAATATCTTTTTACTTTCCCTTTACGAGCATTATCGTCAGCTAAATTAATATTATCAATAGTACATAGTCTATCAAATAGATTACCATATCTTTTCATTTTTGTATAATTTATTATAGAGTCTTCACGAAATACATCATTACCAACACTATGTTCTTATAAATAACTTTATCTTTTGCCAAGAGGCATAGTTATATTATCGTACACATTATTATATTTAATTTTATTATT